GCTCTGTAACATAGCCGCCGTCAGGAGCGAATATGTCACCTTCTTGTGGTTGTACGTACATTGAGTTTCCCGTTGGGTCGCTATCTTTGTCGTAAAAGAAAGCTGAGATAGGCACTTGAAAGGTGTTGCAGAAGCGTAGAATGCTTGATACTGGCATGGGACATCTGCCTTGCTCCCATAGACGCAGACTGTTGTTAGATGTTGATCCGATGGCTTGCAGGATGGTGTTGATGTTTATCCTGCCGTTGGCCTCCATCCATCTGTTGAGAAACGAATAATTGTATTGGTACTTCATAACTGAATTATTTAAAAATGACACTTAAATCGTTAAAAAAGATAAATACTGAAAAATAAAAGTAGCTAAGCTATTGTTATTTATATTTTAATTCTTAAATTTGCAACAAATATAGTGAATAACTGAAAAATGACAAAGGAAAATATCGAGAAAATAACAACACCATTGCAATCTTTGAACGCTAAAGATATTTCAGTGAAAGAAAAGAAATCGTTGTCTGATTTTATGCAGGCAAAAGGCTTCTCCGTAGCCACTTTTTATCTGCGTTTCTTTAAGAACGGCTTTTCTGTTTGGGAAATCATCGGCATTAACGAATGTAAAAAACAATTTTTAGCTATGCCGGAAGTATCCGAGCTATTATTGTCGTATGCCGGAGACGAAGAGCAAGGAGCCGATAAGGGCGACAAGGGGTATCTCTATACCTTAGCAAAGAGTGATAAGGTTGGTGCTTTCTACGAATGTCTGAGACGTGCTAATACTGGACTTTGTAAAAAGTTCTTCGACTTCATGAATGAGCGCGGTATGAGCACCGGCACAGTTATCAAGCGTTTTACCACTGACAATTGGAAGGAATGGGAGTCTAATGGTATTAAGAATTGTCTTTTCCAGTTTAACCTAAAACCTACTAAATAAAATGATAGATGTTACTTTAGATTTTGAGACCTGTGCACTTGCACCTACAGCTGCCGTGATGAGTGTCGGGGCAGTAGTCTGGAATCGTGATGGAGATAAATCACCTTTTTATGGTGGCAATAGTACTGTTAAATATCCTACATTCTCGGCTCATGTAGACCTTCGGGGAATGTTCATCGAGGGTTTTACTTTCGATGAAGAGACAGCCGATTGGTGGAAGCAGAAGAGCGAAGGAGCTAAAGCGGCAGTTCTTGACAGTGATGATGACGCTACACCATGTTCGCCTATAGAGACTGTTGTGAGTAACCTCTTTGGATGGGTTAAAGAAATCAAAGAAGCGTTGCACAATCAGGACTTGTGCCTTTGGGCTCAAGGTTCAGATTTTGATATTGCTATCTTGCGTAATATCTGCTATAAGTTGGGCTTAGAAGTTCCCGTGCATTACACCAACTTCCGCGACCATCGCACGTTTATCTACGAGGCGGCTCGCTTGATATGTAATGCCCGTGGAGAGTTCTATCATCCGAGTAAGGCATACGACCTTGTTGAGGATTATAAGGACATTGATAAAGGTGCGGAACACGACCCTGTATTTGACTGCAAGCGCAGCATCTATTCCACATGGCAGATGATGCGAAAGTTGGCTTGTTTGAAATATATTGAATAGAAATGCCTAACCATGAGTATCTGAATTGCCCTTACATCCCTAATCGCCGGAACAAAAGGCAAGGACGGCCTACGCATCGGGAATATCTACACCGCATAGCCTATACGGAGACCGTGCGCGACTATGACAGCGACAACAAAGTACTGCTTTTCCATGCTCCATTCGCCTTAGTGAAGGATGTGTGTCAGAAGTTGTTCACGATGATGCAGGGCAATGTAGGGAATATAATAGTAAGGAACGAGCATTCCTGCCGAGTGAGAAACGGCAAGTGTTATTGGCGTGTGGCTGTGGAGATAATAGATCTTAATGAGAGCGTCATTTCGTTTAAGGAGTTCGTGCGGATGTTGATTAACTGCATGAAGAACTTGGCTAACTGCACCATCCGACATTTCCGCACGGAAACGTTTCTGAACTTATAGTAAAAACAAATGTAAAAACAGAAAGAATAAAGGACAGCATGGAGAATGAGGTAGCGGCAACGCCCTCCTATAAGTAAGTTTTATCAGGGTGGACACAAGAGCCTCGGATTCTGGTAATACCGAAAAGTTTGGCTTTTCATCGCTGTCCTTTCTTTAATAATAACAGCAATCATGTTCTTTCATCCTATCATAAATCGTCTTGCCAACATCGACCTGCACCTTCTCGTGAAGCCCGCCAACGAGCAGCGCATCGAGGGTCAGACCGCGTGTTTCTGTCCTATCTGCAAGAAGGGGCAGGACGCGGATGCCGATGCCAAGCAGACACCCCACTTCATTATTTATGAAAATGAGCGAGGTGGACTTTATTCGGGCGTGGGTGTTGACGACAACCGAATGGCAGAGCATGGTGCCGTGAAGTGGAAATGCACCCGCACGGGCAAGACCGGCTACGGAGCCATCGAGTTGTACGCAGCCAAGATGAATATTCCAATGCACGGATATAGTCTTCAGCGCATATGCCAAAGACTTGTAAGGGATGTGTATGGCGATACCGACGAGGTGCGGCGTGCCTTCCCAGAGGTGTTTGCCAAGATGGACTACCGTACTCAGGCACAGCAGACCATCGAGACATTCTCTTTCATGCCGAAGACCGACTTCTCGCCACAAGAGCTTGCAGCCCTTGGGTGTGAGGTGACGCTCGACAAAGGATTGCCTCGTTTCGGCTTTGGCAGTACGTTTACGCCCGACATGCTCAACAAGGACTTCCGCATCTACTCTCTGTTGAGTGTCACGCTGCCCGACGTAATACGCGACGGTCAGCATGTGAGCGAGATTATCCACGGTACGCCGTGGAATCCGCTGTTCGTATGCTTCGCCTCACAGGAGATAGGTCCGCAGAACTCTTACGGATGTTTCTTCCGTCCAGCAATGGCTGGGAGCGAACCAATAGTGTTCTCTACCGCCGAGGAGCACAGCGTGAGGAAGGTGAGCAAGTGGCTCATGGGCGACAACGTGTTCGTCTATGCAATGGATCAGCGCAAGAGCGACAACACCGCCGTACATGCAGCCATCCAGAAGTTCGAGCCGACGGAGAAGTTTACCGAAGAAAAAGAAATCTGGGTAGAACGTGAAGACAAGAATGGCGTGGGGAAAGGAACATTTAAGCAAGAGAAGAAGAAGATTCCTACCGCCGAGATAAAAGCTCGCAACATTGTCTTTTGTCGTACACCCGAAGACGCATTGAGTGTGTATTATGCCATGCGTTCCTTGCGTCTTGACAAGACGGAAGACCATCACTTCCAAGACTTCTGTTGGTATCACGTGGCGTTCTCCATCGGACGGAGAAACTTCTGGTACATAGAGCGTGGCGAGTGGAAACGGGAGAATCTTGATTTTAGCGGCGTACAATATCAGAAGATGAACCGCTTTGCCGAGCATGTCATCATCCTATACCCCAACGACATTGTCTCACAGCGCGACTGCGGAGCTATATGCACCAAGTTCAGCTCATTGTATTATGCAATGTTGCCCGAAGGTTTTCGCTCACGTTATTGCCGACGCTGGCAATGGCTATACGGCAGCTCTCCCCGAAGCGTGCGCGACTATCTGCTGACATATACCATGAATGCGGAAGAGAACTTCCAGTTTGACCATGATGTTCGTCTGCCGCTTTACTCCAGTTTGCGTGGAGCAAGCAACACAGAGCCGTTTGATATAGAATGGCCGCGTGACCCAAGAAGCGGCAAACCAAAGCCACCTACCTGCAAGGTGTCGCCAACGCGATTGTGGCTCTTTATGACGGCACGCGGATATTACCGCATGATAGATCCCGAGAGTACCGACCTCGTAGGACAATATATCCACCTGAACAAATGCTTTGTGGAGTATATTGACGTAAAGAGCATCATCCAGGCAGCAAAGACATTACTGTTAAAATACACAAAACAGGCATGGCGGCATAGCGACAACGAGCGACGCTTGATGTCCGACTGTGCCAATATGGTGGATAAGACCTTCACGGAGAAGTCTGCCGGAGGTTTGCAGAGTATGGTGATTAACTTTGCCGATGCCTTCGATGCAAAGACGGAGTACTTCTACTTCAACAATGTGGCACTGAAGATAACGCCCGACAGCATTCGCACAGTGTCGTATGACGACATCAACTTCTTTATCCCCTCGCTTGCCAAAAAATCGTATGACTTCACGATGCGGGTGTTCAAGACACCGTTCACCATCACCGAGCGTCAGGAATACCGCGATCGACTGGAAGCGATCGACAAGAAGGAGAAAATGCAGAATGAGGATGGGTCGCCAGTGTTCACTACCACCGAGATAGGTCAGATGAAGGCCGACCTTGACGAGTGGGCGCAAACCTACCGTTGGGATGTCAACTGGCAGGGAAAACAAGAAAAAGACCTTTGGCCTATCTTGCGTATCGTGCGTGGTTGCTCCAACGTTCTTTGGGAGCGAGAGCAAGAAGCGCAGCGCAATAAGGAAGTATTGACGGAATTGGAGAAAGCCGTTATCGGTGCTCATTTCGTCAATATGATTTCAGGCATTGGCCGTTTGTGTTATCGTTCCAACAAAGGCATGATGCCAGTCTGTCCGTACTTTCTTGAAGACGACATTCCCGACGAAAAACAGGCTACTGGAGGTTCGGGCAAGTCTATCATTGTAAAATTGGTAGTCGGCAGTGCCGTGAACGTGCTCGACATTGATATGAAGCGCATGGAGCATATTACCGATGCGAGGTTTGTGTTGGGCAATCTACTCAGCGAACCATTCAAGTATAGGGTTCTACACTGGGAGGATAAGCAAAAAGGATTCCCAATGAAGTACTTCTACAATATGGTTACTACAGGGCTGACGGTAGAAAAGAAAAGCGTAGATCAGGAACTTGTTCCACTAAAAGATGCCCCTAAACATGTCATCACCTGCAACTATCCTTTGTCGGACGATGACGACTCAACAGTAGGACGTTTCCCTCTCGTCAGCTTCTCAAATCGTTTTGCTAGAGCCAATCCGCAGAAGCGCAAAGCAGCACGTCTGATGTCGGCGTTGATGAAGAACTTCAGCGACAAGCCGGAAGAAATAGATGACACCGACCGCAACCAAGCCATTTACATCTGTGCTTTGGCAGTGCAGTTCCTGATGCGCTACCACACCTTTGCCATTGCACCGCAAGGCAATGTGCGTCGCCGCCAGATGGTGCAGAAGCTCACCGAGAGTATTGTCCGCTACTTCGAGTGGTTCTTCTCTCGCAATGAGGTCTACGGTGTGCCGATATGTACGGACGATATGTTCAACGAGTTTATGCGCGATTGGGCTGATGCTTCCGAGGGTAAGAGCAAGGAGTATAGCCGTGCTACCTTCAAGAAGAAGATATACGACTATTGCGAAAATATGTCGATAGCGTGTAATCCTAAGCATCTCTTCGAGAACGAGAGCGACAAGCAGCGCAAATGCTTTAAGCTCCAGGCATGGGTTACGCAGGAATACTTCACTGGTCGTGAGTGGGAGAATGACAATACCATCGAGCCGAAGTTTATCCGCTATATGCAGACCTCCAAGCACGTCTTCTTCTTCTTTCGTCCTGGCAAGGATGCAATACCGAAGGACTACCGCGAGCTAAAGCGCATAGCAAAGCAATATGCCGAGCAGCCCGACCCTCTGCCTTACCGCGACGACGATGGCAACATCATCACGCTTACCGATGAGGAGAAGGAACGTTGGGAGAACAACAAGACACGCAAGCAGGGTAGGCGTATGGCGTCGTCTCCGGCAATTACTACCGCCGCAACTGTTACGCCGGACGTAAAGGAAGATGATCTGCCGTTCTGATGCAGTAATAATTATTTAAAACGAGAATTAATGATAGCACGTGAAACGTTAGAAAAATTAAACGTCTGGGATGTTCTTGTCCGAGTTTCTATCGAAAAAGACAGAATAGAGGATGAAGAAATGCTGCTTGTCGTCAAGTGTGGAAAGAATCGGTTTGATCCATTTGGAAAGTCTGGATTCACTTTGCGCTGTGCTCTAAGTCTACCTTTAGACACATTGAGGTTGTTCAGAGAGAACTATTTGCTCTATGATTATATTCCAGGTTGGGAATGCGATTTTTCTACCGATGAAGATGATTTGGAAAACAGGTCGTATTATTCATTTCGTAGAGCGACTTTAGTGGAAAGATGTCTATTTGCCCACGAACTTAGAGAACAATATGGAGTAGCGAAGCAAACCGACACCAGTGTTCGAGCTATAAATATTCCCTCTGACATTGTCAATCTTGACAAGGATTGGCTTTGCGGAGGAAGCAAAGAGTACCCGAATGTGCCTTTCGCTGTAGATGTGAAACACGAAGGAATAAGGTAATTTGTATAGAGAATATAGAAAGTACAACTTAAAATATTTATAGATTATGAAATTATATCGTTACATGTCTTCTTTTGAGATAGCTAAGTTGTTTCATCGAGAGATATTGAAAAATACTACTGACCACAGCAAACTTCGTGGTACAGCAAGTACGGCAAAAGGATTCTGTTTTGGAATTGGTGACATGGAACAGGCTAAAAAGGATCTTAGACGACTGAAGGGAATCGTCACTTCTGATGCCCTGTTAGTGTTCACACCTAAAAACATTGATAAGTTTACACAATGTAAAGGTCGCTATATAGATTATGATAAGATTGATGCTGAAGGGAAATCTATCACAGACTATCCCATAGGAAAAGAACCCCACAAGTACTTCGATGAATATTGCGCCGAGAGTTATTCTGTTGACGATATTGAACAAATAGAGTATTTTAAAGTGGGTACGCCGTTCTTTTCCTAAAGCAAAATTCAAATAAAATAATACGCTATGCGAACATTCACCCCCCCAAGTGCGAAAACTGCATCTCTTACGACCATATCAAATGCGGTTGCAGAGAAAAAAGCTCACCTCTGTTCGGCGGCAATATCAGTCCTTTTCACCTTGCTTGCGGCAACTTTATAAGCGTGTCAAAGGTATATGCACCAAAGAACCGCATAAAGAAGTGGTATAAGGTGCGCACGATGGACGACATGAGCGACAGCAGGGCGAGACTCTATTAAACAGAAAACAGTAAACATAAACAAATAAAAAACAACAAAAACAAAATGGCAAGTTACAATGGCAACATCGACTTGCTCTCCTTAAATGGAGCGCAGGTGTTCAAGGGTATCGACTCGAAAAACCCTGAGCGTGTATATGTCTGCATTCCGGCAGGCTTGAACGAAATTAAAGTGGAGCAGGCTCCTAAAGACCCTACTCGCACATTGGCTAAGTTGCGTGTAAACATCTGGCCACTCAACGAGCAGTACAAGGCTAAGGTGCGCCAGGCTGCTTTGGAGCGTGGCGACAGCAACGTGACCGTACCGACACACGAAATGCAGATGTCGTTTTCGGTTGACTATATCAAGGACATTGTACGGAAGTTTCCGAAGCTCGTAGAGCAAGTGAAGGAAGCCAACAAAGAACGCGACCCCGAGATTGTAAACCAAGACCCCACCGACGAGAATACTCACCTCTTCAAGGCTATCCGCCAGCGAATGAATAAGCGACTGGCTATGCTCTACCAGCCACAGACAACACAGCAACCTTCACCATACGCCACACCGAATGTAGGCGTAGCAGGAGCAGCTACCGGATATGTGGCGCCAGCCGAGAATACTGACCCACTCGCAGGCTATACCGATGCCGACGTAGGCGATCTGCCGTTCTAATTCAAAATGCGCAACGCGCATAATTCAAAACTCAAATTTCAAAACTCAAAACTTATGAAGTTACAAGCCCTATCATCCAAAGCCCTGCACGCTGCCCTTAACAAGTCGGCAAAGTGTATCGGCTCTAAAAATCCCATTGCCATTTTCGACAATGTGCTGCTGACCTGCAACGAAAGCGGTCTGTTCTTTCTTACGTCATCTACAGCAGAAGCACAGCTCACCATCCCGGCGCCCATTTCGTTGTGCGGTGGCAAGTTTGATAAGCCGATAGTGCTACCTATAAAGATGCTCAGTTCGCTGTTAGGCACACTGCCCGACTGCGTTGTCACTCTTGATATAGAGGAGGGTGGATCGTCGTTCACAGTAGAGTATTGCACCGGCAGTGGCGACAACGTTAAGTCGGGCAAGGCTAAAATGGCTTATTTCTCGGGCAACGAATACCCTCAGATGCTATTGCCCAAGAGTGAGGCATCAACAATTATTTGCCTGCCTTTTCAGTTGTTCCATTCTGTTATAGATACTGCTGATAAGTTTGTTCAGATAGACGAACTTCGCCCCCAACTTTCCAGCTTGTGCGTAGACATTGCCGACGACCGCTCAGAGGTGGTCTTTGCGGCTACGAACGGACATACGCTTGCAAAGATAGTACACAGCAATGATCCGCAGAAGGGTGGCAGTGATTTCTTCCGTAGTGGCGAGCCTCGCAAGACGCTTATCCACCGCAATTACTTCCGCACGTTGTCAGCCTTTGACGGATGCGAGGAGATCAGCATCGAGAACGACGGAAACACCATCCGTTTTTCGTCGGGCGACATCGAACTTATTTGCAAGCACATGGAGGGCAAATACCCTAACTACAGCGGCGTAATTCCGAAGTCCAACCCCTACTTCGTTGTATTTGACAAGAAGGAAATGACTGACATCCTGCGCCGTGTCAGTCTGTTCTCAAGTAGCGCAAGCAATCTTGTAAAGGTAGAGAAGAACGGCATTTTCATCAACGTTTCTGCGAGTAACATGGATTTTGCTTTGTCCGGCGAAGATCAGGTGCTCATATCTAACGCAGAGTGCCCCGACAATTTCCGCATCGGTTTGAAATCTTCTGCCTTCCAAACCTGCATCAACTCCATCCCGTCGGACACCATACGAATGCAGTTGCTCGATGCTTCGCACGCCGTAGTGCTCACCGCTGACACACCTGCGCCTAAAGTGATGACGCTTGTGATGCCGATGCTGCTTGACGATTAATTGATAATTCATAACTAATAATTAATAATCAAATGGACGATACTCTCCTCTTTATTCCGCCTTGCTGCGTAGACAATAAGCTGCCCAAGGCGGTCAACCAGGCGCCTCACCGTCAGCTCACGTTTTACACACATGGCGACGTAACGGTGGAGAAATTCTATAAGGCAGTGAGCCACCTCGTGATAGACTCTCACGTAATGGTGCTCACCATGCCTTTGCCTAAGCAAGAGACATTTATGTTTCTTGAGCAATGCTTTGAGCGAGGATGGATAACCCACCTCGTGCTATCCACCTACCGCTCATGCGACTCGCTCATAGCAAAACACCTTGGCGATTACGCCGACCGTATCATCTATGCGCAAAGCGATGACGTGAGCGACCTAAGCAGCCACATGGTGCTCTACAACAAAGATAGGGCATTGACACTAAGCGGACCGATGTTCGACCGTCCGCAAATAGATGTACGACTGGCTGCATACACAATAGTATTCCATCCCTCCCACCTGCTAAACTCTACAGCCGACTGGGGCAATTCACTCCGCAATATTCTCTTCCCCGACGTACTGCGTCAGCGCAAGAAGATGTTTGCCGGAGGTGTAAAATTGATAAAGGATAAGGAAATAGACAGGTTCATACACTTGGAATTTCCGCCATTCAAAGAAGAATAAATATGAGACCACTTACACAGTCATTCACCGAGCTGCGCCGCTATATGGAAAAGTGGCAATGGAACGACCCACGCACGGGTCAGCGCGTCACCGGCTTCAATCCACCGCAGACAGCACGCAACGTGGCACGTATGCCGTTCTACATACGTTTCCTCACCAAGACGGGACATGTAGACACCGGCACCTGCGTCTGCCTCTCGGTTGACACCATACGCCACCAGCGCAAGGTGCAGTTTGTGGAGAGTGGCGAGATAAGGGTTGTGAACGACATACTCGTGCTCGAAGTAGATGGCACGAGATTTATAACGCATTAAAACGATTTGTTTACATGGAGTTTAAGTCATTTTTTATGGTAGATTAATATTGTTTTTAAAGCACTACTCTGGTTCGTGAGAATAGGAGTGGATTTCTAAAACGTTTTTATTTTTGATGGAATTTAGTTTACTTTCTCGCTCGTGAGAGCGGGGAGGTTTTTAGAGTTTTTTATTTGCTCCGTGTGCGCAGTCTATAATATAAACAACTTTTAAAAAATCAAAAATATGAATTTGTTCAAGTCAAAGAAAAAGCAGTCGCTAAAAGAACTGCGTGACCTTACCGCCGTTTGTTCCATTCTCGACGAGTTTGAGCGTAGGGGCGTTCTCTTCTGGCGTCGCAGGGATAATCTTCTCCTTATCGAGGAAGTCCTCGCTGTGTTAAAGTTGGCTGAGGGACGTGCCGGCTTCCACAAGTTCCTCAATCAGGTTGCCATGTGGCAGAGTAATAAACTTATTAACGAGGCCTACGAAGCATATCGTATAGAGGTAGAAACGGACGCCGTGCGCAAGGCACAACTCAAGTTCGCAAATCTCACCAAAGCCGACATTGTGCGCATCCGGCAAGAGGCAAGAGAAAACATGCCGATGCTGCCTATGGAGCAGCTTGACTGCATCAAGGAGTTCGACATATTCGTTGTCCGAGCTAATGCTCCTTCGGCGCAGAATGCTACAGAAGAGAGCGGTCAACTCCTTGCTCTTGGCCATTACGACGGAGAGAAGGTAGAGATGGCAATGTACGATGATGTGAAACACAACCTTGTAAATAGCGACAATGATTAAAGTGTCTTTCAACCATCACGATTTTATGTTCGCCATCGAAGGATTTGTTCGTGGCTCGCATCTACGTCAGCACGTATGGCGCAATATCGTCTATAAGGCGATTCCTCAGATGTCTGCTGACGATATGGACTTTTTGTGGTTTTTCCTTCGTCGAGATACGTTCGGTGTCTATTTCTGTCAGAATAGCCCCCACTTCGGCTACTATGATTTTATGCACGTGCTCGCTGCTCTGCATCGGGGCAATCGCTATAAAGTGTTGTTCAGGTCCGAGGATGGTACCAAAACGTTCAGGGCGTTCTGCTATCGCTTCCATGGCAAGTATAGACCGCTGCATCTTTATTATTTCGATGAAAGTATGCGGAGGTGGAAACTTCAACATGCAATAGAAGCGTTTGATGCCTTTATTCCTGACGATCAGATAAAGATGGCAGTAAGAAGGCGAGGGGTGCGCAATGAGTACGTACAAGAAGACAAGGAAGAGTGGTGGAACGATCTTGACATATACGACGACTTTTGCGAGCGTTTTAACTTAATAAGTCAAAATTAAAAAGCTAAATGTATAGATATGGACCCTAAGCTAAAGAAATTTATAAAGCAGTACAAGGATAGTTGTAATAAGTTGGCAGAACTCGTCAATATGCAACTGCTTGGCGGTTGCCGCAAATGGTATTGGATAGGAGAAGAAGTAGGTGGGGCGTGTGACTTTGAGGAAGCCGACGTACTGAATCCGGAAGACATGGTTCGCATCATCGAGAATGGTCTGACCTATGACGAATATGCCGAGTGGCGAGACGCTAACCTCGACAACAATCGCTACATCAATCTCAAGTCGTGGCTCATGGGGCTACGGCATGATATGTTGAAGGAGGAAAAAGAGTAAATGGATTTGTCGTTCTACAAACAAAGGATATGTTTAAACAATTAAAAGAAAACCTATTGCAGACGTTTAAGGAAAATATGGAGCCTGTAATAGATATGCTTGACGAGCACTCTAAAAGCATTAAAGAGTTGGAGCAGCGCATAAGTCAGCTGTCCGCAAAGGGCAGTGATGTTGTGGGAAATAAGAATATGGAGTTTATTATTGAGAGTCCTGCTCCGAGTGATCGCGACCGTTATTATGCTGTTGACGGCGAATATTGCAAGTTTTTAGATCCCGAAAACCCTGGGCAGTATATTATCGCCATTTTGAAAGGACCCTACGGCAAAGGGAAGATGGTCATGTGTCACGCTTTTTTGATACACGAACAGAACAACGTTGAGGTCCTTTATATGGCAGACGATACTTTGTCGATACCATATAGCCACTATTCGAGAGGTTTCTGTAATCTTATCGGCAAGAATGCGTCTTTGCATCTACGGGAGACATACAAAGTGGCAACCCTCACGATGGAGGATGTGAAGCAAATCAACGATTATATAAAGAAGGTTGGCTATACGGCGGATTTTAATGCAGAAGTGATCGATACTCTGTTTCGCCATTTTGTTTCTGCAAAACTTACACGCCCTCTTTTTAAGACACCCAAACATCGTCATGGAAAACAAAATAACAAGTAATATTTAATCATACTACTATAAGAGATATTTGCAATTTTCATTCTTAAAACTTTGGAAGGGCAGACGTTGTGATAACGTCTGCCCCTCGCCTTTCTTTATATACTCGACAACTCAAAATTAAATAATCCAAAATGCGTGTAGCGCACAATTCAAAACTCAAAACTCCCATCATCTTCCACTCGGCAGCACAAACCAACCGCCACCGCCACGGAAGAATTTGTAACCTAAATACAGAGTATCGAAGGCATCCGTGAAGTCGGTACGTTGCTGTAAGGGCAGTGTGTCCTCACTTTCTGGCTTCTTTTCGCCCGACTTATCCTTATGAAATCCTTTGTACGAAATCTGCACTTCGCAGAGCTGCATGGCTATGATAAGATCGGGGTTGTTTATTTGGTTAATACGGATGGCGGGGTAGGAGAGGTGAGCAAGACCGTCGTTAATGATTTGATGTTTCACCTCGTGCTTTTCCGGCGCACCCATGTCTATTGCTGTCACGTTCCAACCTCGTTTCTCCAGTTCTGCAATCACTATCATATAGAAGCGTTCGTCGCTCGAAGCGTACGAGGCTCCCTGCTTGGCAGTGGAATCGTAGAAATACGTCACGTCGCGGTTGATGGCTCGCTTCGGAGCGTAGTAGTCCGAAAAATCGGCAATTAGTTCGCGTAGTTTGCGCTCGTTCTTTACGTAAAAACTCTTTATCACATTCAGACACTCCATGCCGTCACGCGCGTAGCCTTGTCCCACAACGAGCGTATTGATGTTAGCGTTATAGTCGAGAGCTATATATAGAGGCAGGGAGTTGATGCAGTCGGAATCCATGCGGCAGTCGTTGCGCTCGGCGAGTTCCTGGAAATCGGGTTGGTAACTCTCGTTCGTAATGCGCTTGCCACCGATGATGCCTGTAGATTTTTGCGTAGAGAACTTCGCGGAGCTGAGAGGGTCTATCTCGTCGGGGATATAGCCATGCACATGGTCGATGTCGAGATTTGAGTAAAAGCCGTCATTGCTCTTCTGTATCTTGACATTCAGAATTGATACGGCAAAGGTATATGGTGGCAGGTCACGCTTCATCTGACGAATATAGTCTTCACTCAAAATATCCACATTGTCGAGCGATGACGCACGGCGCACGCAGAAAGCCACACGGCGCAGCTCACGCAGATAACCATCAGTGAACTTCTTTGAGCGCAGAAACATCTGCATCTCGAAATCTTCTTCTGGCGTGATAAGATACTCATAATCGTAAATTAGTTCGGCATCGTCCTGTGGAATGAGTTTATAGTTGACAGCCATCTCCACCATGCCCTTTGTGACGTGTTGGCCATGGTTGGGCATTATTTTGAACTGTCCCTCATGCTTCATCATCTTCAGAGCCACGGCACGGATCATCGTGCGCAAATCCTTCGACACCACATGTACTGAGTGCCCCGTCTTCTTGGCGTTATACAGCAGGTCGTTGTAGCGTATCACCTTATTTGCATAATCCTCCAACTGCTCCTGCACCCATCGGTAAGTCTTGCCCTTGAACGGACCCGTCTCTACGGTCAGGTCCAGTTTTTCCTCCTCTTTCTCCAGCCACGAACCTTTGGCAGTGAGCGAGGCATCCGAGAGAAAGCGTGTTGATTTATACATCGGGTTGTGGTCAGAGAAGTTGATGTCGCCCAGCGGATGCGTCTGACCTGAAAGAGCCGGCATCAACTCGTCCGTTACTTTCTTATACGGGAAGAATCTCGCCTCGTCGCCCACCATTGCCGAGAACGTGTAGGAGTTGGCAGAGGCAGTCTGCGAGAGAGAAATAAGAACCCATCCGGCACCATTCGCCAGCCAAATATAGTTGTCGTAGTTCTTAGGTTTGAAGATACTCTCGCGAGCATGTTTCGGCGGTCGTCCCCACCCGAAGTGGATGCCCTGCGTAAAGCCGAACATACGCTCCATAGCCGCCATCGTACTCGGGATGGTCTTACCGAAGCCCTGTTGACGCGACACTGCCACCCATGCGCCGAGCATACCAGGCATGGAGTTACTTGCCGTCCAGACGTAAGGAGCCACCAAACCATCGGTCTTACCCACACGGCGGGCAGCAATCACTCGCTCGTCTTTGGCTCCCATGTATAGCGACTGCTGCTGGAACTTAGTTAAGTAAATATTATGTGCTTGCTGCATTGTTATCCTGATGTTTTATGTCCTACATGCCATTTATTGCACGTCCTGCACCGGTACACCGTATATCTCTGTGCTTTGAGATTCGGGTTCTCTTGTAAGAACTCCCAAGCATCATCCTCGGTCTCGTATGTTTTCTTCGCCTTCCATGAGTGCTGCTTGCGAGTGTAGTGTTCGGGGTCCGGCTTGAACGGCGGAACCTTGTTGAAGTATTTGTGTCGGTTGTTACTCATGTGTTGTTTTTGTGTTGTTGTCGGTTGTGTTGTCAGAAAAGAGTAGGCTGCGCCAGCTCCAGTTTGATGCGCTTGCAAGCCTTGTCGTAATACTCCTTGTTGAGCTCGAAGCCGATGAAGTTGCGCTTCTCGCGGATGGCTGCAATGGCGGTGGTGCCGCTGCCCATACAGTTGTCTAAGATAGTGTCGCCTTCGTTGGAGTAGGTGCGGATGAGATACTGAATAAGAGCTACTGGCTTTTGGGTGGGATGGATCTTCTCCTTATCCCGAATAAATTCGAGTAAATTTATAGGGAAACGAGAACCATCACTTACTGTCACCGCTCCTCCATTCTGCGCTTGACATTTTCCTCGTACCATTGCAGCGTCTTTTCGTTGAATGCCATTTTTGCAGGCATAAGGCTTGCACCCCTTAATCATTTGAGGATGATACTCCATATACATTTTTTTCTTGCTTTCAGTTGTTGCAGCCATTCCGAAAACACATATGTCCTCTGTAATCTTCAATGGTTGATGATGGGAATTTAAGTAATTAGTACCGCTCTCTTTTTTCCATATCCAATTATACTTATACATATCTATGTTCGACATGATAAGCGCAGACGTGAAAGGTTGCTGACTAAACAAGACTATAGCACCAGTATTCTTTATGATTCTCTTGTATTGCTCCCACAACTTATCAAATGGAAGCACGCTATCCCAAGCACAAGCAGTCGTACCATACGGCAAATCGCACACGATGCAATCCACACTCCCGTCCGGGATCTTTTTCATTCCTTCCAGGCAGTCTTCATTATATATCTTATTCAGTTCTATCATGCTTTGTTATTTTGTAAATCTATCAGTTAAACCATTTCACAGTTGTCTCGCCCTTATACCCTTTCTCCCACACGAACCATGCGTAAGCCGCTGCGCTGCTGCCGTACTTGTCGAAGTCACCATTCATAGCACATTTCAGTCGCGACGAACTTACCCAAACACGAATGGGGGGGTAGAACGGAACAGCGCGCGGCGTGCCTTGCCTTCGAGGAAAGTTAGCTTCAGAAACATCGCCACTTTCTTACCTTCGGGAATTATGCTCAGAGCTTTCTCAACGAACTGCTGCGCATATTTGTAGGGTGGATTGGTCACGATGTTGCCGTTCCACTCCTGGTTGTCAATAGCGAGAAAGTCAGCCACCTCGCCGTAACCTCTATCCACAAGGTCGCGGCTCACCACCTCGTACCCTGCCGCCTTTAGCACCTCGCTTATGTGTCCTTCGCCACACGCAGGTTCCAATATTCTACCGTCGAATTGTTCCAACCGGCAAAGCCACTCCGTAGCTTTTGGCTCCGTAGCGTAATAGTCCTCACGCTGTCGTTCTCCGTCAGCATGATTACTCGCTCCTAATGTCTTGAACACGGCAGCCGAGCCGCCCACCCAGTCCTTAGCCATTGTGAACCTCCTTTCCGCATTTAATTGAATAGTTCATGTCTTTTACATTTTAAATTGTCTTTTCAAGAAAGGATTGCTCTTTATGAGTTCTATCATTTCCTCCTCTGAGTGTAAACCCTCCCAAAATACTTCAGTATGTGAATATCTTCTTTCGTCGTCAATGGAGAACGGCACGGCATAGTTGGTATATATAACGCCGTGATGTTTTATCAAGTGGCGACCTGGATTCTTGTAGATATTATCGATCCACGTCTCGTTGTCACATTCAGTCCATATTTTGTATTCTTCGTGGGTAAGGCCTTTGTCGATACCCATAGGGTAGTGACCAGCCTTGCCGTTTCCTTCTGTCCCGAAATAGATAATCTTTGCCATATCGTGATTGTTTTATGTTGTTTATAATGTCAAGTCAATGCCGAACTTGCCCTCCAAGAACTTCTTGAAGTCCGGTTTACCGAACAGTCCTGTGCTTACCTTATTCCAATCTGCATCGGAGCTGTAAAATACGTCGCGAGTGAACCATTCGTAAACGTTGTCGTACCTCTGGCACGCCTTGCTGTCAGGATGCGCGTCCATAAATCGTTGCCCTGCACGGAGATAAGCCTTTGCTATCTTGGGATATTTCTGAAACTCGATAATGCGCTTGCGCCTTGAGGCGAGAGGGCAGCACATACAGCCAAGGCGTTTCGATACGTCGATTTGCCCCCCCATTGTAATAAATGGGTGCGAGTTTTAACTTTCTGTCTATGATGAAGTCGCGCACGTCCTCATCGGTCCATTCCAGTATGGGATAAATCAGCTCTACGTGGTTTTTCTCCGTCTTTGCTCCGTAGTATCGGCATTGTGTCGGTTCGTTATACCTTTCATTTCGTTTTCTGCTCTCCGCCTTGCGTACACCGATAACACTTTTGTCGAGCACCTTGTATTCCTTCAGTTTTTCACAACAGAAACGGGAAAAGCGAGATGGGAATCCTTTCTGCGCCACGAGATGAAAAAAGGAAGCCTTGGCCCGTAGTATCTCCACGCCCATTTCCCTAACGTGTCCCCACGTGCCTGGCGGGTCAATGGTCGTATTCCTGTATATGGCCCGATACCTGATGCCCGCTTCTTTCGCCAGTTGAAGGATCACGTCAGAGTCCTTACCGCCCGAATAGGCTATCTCTATCTCGCCATCGTATCGTTTCTGTACACTCTGCAGCAAACGAATGGCGCGGTCAATCTTTCTCTGTAAATTCTCTGTTATCATATCGTTTGTATATTGTTTTTGTTTATGAAGTTTATGTTATGCCTATTACTTCGCTAAGGTTTTACCTATCACCTTATATTCCGTACTCCTTCAAATCCCCCTCACACTTGAAACCCTTTCTTGGCGAGAAATCCTTAAAGTCGGTAGTGCAGAAAATCATTCGTTTGTTGCACCATCGAGCCATATCTTTCTGCCATTCGGGGATTGTGTGTTTTGTTTTAGTCGGGTCGCGATAAGGTTGAGCGTAAGCGTATATGGCTCTACCCTCATGTCTTTTGCGAAAGCCTTGTAGACGTTTCCACCAATAGTGCAGTCGGTGGTAGCACTCCTGAAAATCGTTCTTGCCACCAATCATTGTATAAAGGAAATACTCACCACGAAATCCGGCAGCGTTGATGAGCTGCATGGCTCGTTCACACTCTGCTATCTGTGCCGTGGTGTCGCAACCAAAGCGGATGCGAGAGTCTATCCATTTCACCTTGCCTAACAGATTGGCATATTCCGGAGTGACAAGCCGTGCATCCATCGCCTGATTGAAGTCGATATGCAGACCGAGGTCGATTATCTTCTTGAGCTGCTCCTTTGCATAGTCGCCCGCCGCAAGAATGTTGTTGTCCATCAGCACAACATGCGTGCGCCCCTCTATGGCAATTTCTTCTATATCCATGTAAGGACGTATGCGCCCCTCCTTTTTCGGAACAACACACCAGAAGCATTTGTTAGGGCACCCCTCGGTAAGTTTGCCTACGGCTTGATTTTTCGGTAGCCAAGGGTACATCGCGTAGAGAGGTTGGAGCTTGTCTATCTCGTCGGGCAGACGCTTATAGATGTCGTAGCCCGTGCCACCCTTCTCCAGTCGGTCGTAAGAAAACTGGTTGAAGTCTATATCGGGCGAGAAATTGAAGACTTTGCTGGCATACAATATGTCGTAATGATGTCTGTTGAACAGGTCAATAGGTTGCGCCCATTCAACATCATCGCCCTGCATAGTGTGCCAACGGGCAATCTTGCCGAGAGCCACGTTAGGGTATATCGTAGCACCCATTTCTTTTTGCCGTGTCGTCCGTCCACGTCTATAAGTCCTATTCTCATTATTTATTCTCCTTTATATATCCGAATGGCTACTAAAACAAATCATCCATCAAGAGAAAGTCGTCTAATGGAATACATACCTCTCCTTCTTTTTCTCCATTAGTTCCGAATATATCGTATCTGCCATACGCATCGAACAGTGGAGTTAATATGACTTTTTCCTCGTTTCTTATTTCAGCGATGAAAGGTGTAGGGTCTTTGTAGCGTGCATACCATTGTATTTTTTCATTCAGGCGGTGCAAATAGGTTTTTCTTCCCTGATATTCCACTTCTTCCTGAAACATGAAAATTTCCCCCTTAACGGCTTTGTCGATCAGGCGTTTTATCTTGTTGAACTTTTGCATCTTTTCCTTATTCTGCGCTTTTTTTATAACCATGGGATACTTCACTCTTCGTTCTTCCCTCTTCACTTTCTGTCTCCATATATTCAAAGTAATCCGGCTCCTCCGGCTTTCCGCTACTGAGCAGTTCTTCATCCTCGATTTCCTGTAGGTCCTTGGTGGTAAGACCATACTTGCGAGCCATGCGCAGCTTCTCTTCCTCGGTGTAGTTCACGCGGTCGCGTTTTACGATGCTCACGTCCTGCGTGATGGCAATACGACTCATGTCCGGCATCTCGTCCGTAGCGTCCTTCTCCTCCTGAAAGTTGCCATACACATTAGCCAAGGCTTGCATACCTTTATCTACTGCACGATCGTTATTCTGCTGCTTACCCGTGCGTATCAGCCATTCGGCACTGCTCAGATACATAGCCTTGTGTCGTGGACTCTCGTCGGTCTGGAAGAAACGTATCAGGTGGTTGCATACCAGCACGTCGTTGTTGAGCTCCGTGACGGTACGCGGGCAGATATTGCCCTCGTCGTCGAGAGTAATCTTCAGCGCAAGCACATACTCCTGCGCCTCCTTATTGCTCTGCGCTGCCTGGTTGAAGAACATCTCATAGTCACGTCGGGCGATATTGCGGCACACCGTCCGAGGGTCGATGTCCTTGTTTTGCACCCATCGCTTGTAAAACTCCGAGCATATCTGCATACGGTAGCGTTGCTCCAGCTTCGGGAACGCCGTTTCTATACTTGTGCCGTAACTCAACCATTTGTCAATGCGGGCGAGCGTGTTTTGTGTAAGTCCTGACATATCATCATTAGTTTTTTTGTTTCTTGCCTTAAAGTTACAATATTGCCCGTCCCCCATACGGACATACTTAATCTCCCCGCACCCCACAATGTCCGTTATGTGTAGTAACTAATCAGTAAATTTGTTGTATAAAATTCAGGACAACAACACAAAAACACAACACAAAACATGAACAATCCATTCTACGTTTCGCGAGTCATTGCCGCAGTGCTCGGCTTGCTGTGGGTTCACATCGAACCCTCGATCAATTTTATCACCGTGTGCTTCTTCGCCCTCATCATCGACTGCTATACGGCATGGCGGTGCAACCGTCGCATCTACCAAAGATACCGCGAAGAGATAAAGCGCAACCCGAAGTGCAAGATGGACGGCAAGTTGCGCTCCAAGAAGATGGCTAAGATGGTATGGACCTTCTCCGTGCTCATCATGTGCATCTGCCTCGCCTCATATCTCGACCGTAACATTCTTGGCTATATGAACACCCACCTCGCCAACCAGCTCACCGCCATGTACTGCCTCGTTCAGTTCGTCAGCATACTTGAAAACGAGAGCACCTGCAACGGAGCAGCTTGGGCAAGAGTGCTGCAAAAGATTGTGGCAGACAAGACCGAGCGACACTTCAACGTGAAACTGAAAGAACTGATGAAGGACAAGGAAGCGGAGGAAGCAGCGAAAGAATAACAAACAAAACTAAGCAGCATTATGACAATAAGCAATATCCTTGAGCATTGGGCTTCCATCTACAAGCCCCTATCTCACAAACCCGAAAGCGAACGCCTCGAAGACCAGAGTTTCTTCCGCATCCGCTACATCGACCTTGAGAACATTTTCTCCCGGAACGCCAACATTGTTCATTCACCGTGTATGCTATACAGCGTACTGATCACCGGCGAACTCGTTGATGCAAAGAAGGCCTCTGTCTCTCACCAGGTGTGGTTTCTCGCCAAGGTAAAGGACACGCCGCAGACCCTTGGCCGTTACGACGGCAACAAGATAGAGCGCACGGCCAACGACCTCGCCGACTACTGCAAGGATCTCATAGCATGGCTTATCGAGGTGAAGCGCACAGGCCGCTGTCCCGTCACAAAGCGCAGTTTTGCCGATGATGCCGTGGTGATGGCAGAGTTGCAAAGCATAGACACCAGCTCCATATCCTTCGGTTTGGTGGGCGACATCTATGCCGGACAATGGCTCGTTGTGGGTATGGACTGGAAGAGTCTGCAACCGCTATACAATTTCGCGTGTGGCAGCAATGGCAAGTATATCGTGCCGAAAGATGAAAACTCGGATGATAATAAAAAGTAAAACATCATGCCAAAACCCATACAAACCCCAGCCTTTGATTTCAAGGACACCGCACGATGGTATCTTGGCGACGTATTGCGTCAGCTCAAGATAAACACCGAGACGCAGTGCATTTTCCCGAAGGAGATTTATAGCGGCTTTCGGGCAATAAACGATGCACGCGGAGCACGCGGACAATGGCACGCCGAAGGAGTGGGCGTAAACTCTTTCCAAGGCAGGATTGTAAACGATACTCCCGAAGGCTGGACTTACGAGTTTACCTACAACGACTATATGCGCTTCGTTGATATGGGTGTAGGTCTTGGCACCAAGTATAATGATGTGGATAGCGCACGAAAGGCCAACTACTCTCGCCGCTATGTCCGTTCCTGGAAACGCTATGGTGCAGGTCGGTCACAGCGTCCTGCCATTATGATGGAGCTTCGACACCTGCAATCGCGTATGCAAAACTATCTTGTTGACTTCTACGGATTCCAAGGTGAAGCGCAGATGATTAAGGCTTTTGAGGATTCGGATATTCATATCACACTCTAATAACACAAAACGACAATAACAATGGCAACACAAAGATTAGCAAAAGTAGTAATCACAGCTAATGCCTCTACAGCCAAGAAGGTATTGGAAGAGATTGACGCTCTTGTGCAGAAATATACTGCCGACATTCAGAAGATGACTGCCGCAGGTCAGGCTAATACGGCTGAGTGTAAGCAAGCAGAACGCACGCTAAAGGCTCTCTCGCAAGTGCAGCGCGACAATATCGAGGACACGAAACGATTGGGTGAGGTGGTGCAAGACCTCACCAATACTAAGCTCCGCGACCTTCGCCGTGCGCTTGGTTCGGGTAAGGCGGCTCTCGCTAAACTTACAGGCTCGGATGCAGACTTGAAGAGAGCAGAACAGATACGAAGCGAGATGAAGCAGGTGGGCGATGAGATACGCCTTATAGAAGGTCAGTATGTCAAGATCCCCGATGGATTAAAGAATATAAAGAACCAGTCAGACCAATGGCTCGACAAGGCCATCAAGCAACAACGCGACCTCGTAGGCTCATTGGAAAAATCGGATGCGTCGTATCAGCAGAATCTCTCCACATTGAAGCAGTTGGAAGCCGAGGAAGATAGACGTAAAGGCAAGATGAGCGTTTTGGAGGCACGACAGACTGTAAACGACAGTAATGCTTCGGCATCTGATTTGCGTCGGGCTAAGACTACTCTTACTGAGGCTCGCGATAAGACTTCCCTTAGCAATACTGGCGAAATAGACAAGTATAACAACGAACTTCAGGAGATAGAGAAGCGACTGGAGGCTGTGTCGGGTAAGGCGCAGAGGGCTTCTATGAGTTGGAAGCAGATGAAACAGGTGTTGGCAGAACCAAACAAGGCTTCGGGCGAAGATATAAAGCGTACAATGGAAGTGATACAGCAGAAGATACAGCAACTTCCTGCTGGCAGCAAGTATGTGGCCGACCTCCGTCGCCAATACTCTATGCTCGAACAGACTCTCAAGGGTACCCGTATGTCGCAGAGTGCCCTCAACGACATTCTCGCTCGTAGCAAGCAGGGTAAGGCTTCCCTCGACGAACTGCGCCGTGCTTACAAGCAACTCGAAGAGGAACTAAACCAAATCAACACCAAGAGCAAGGAGTTTGCCGACAAGCAGAAGTCGATGGAGGAGCTGAAGAAGAACATCGACGAGGTGACGGGCGCAGCCAACAAGCAGGGTGGGGCATGGCATACAGCGATGAAGAACCTCACGGCATACGTTGGATTGTTTGCAGCGTTCAACAAGGCGAAAGAACTTGTGACGGGTGCCATTAAGAAGAATTTGGAGTATTCAGGTTCGTTGACCGACATCCGTAAGGTCAGCGGTCTGACTATGGAGGAAGTAAAAAAACTCTCTACTGAGTTGGCCAAAATAGACACCAGAACATCCGTTGATGGACTGGCACAGCTCGCGTACCAGGGTGCGAAGCTCGGTATGGGCAAGTATGGTGTTGAAGGTATGGCCCAGTTCGTAAGAGCCGCGGATCAAATCAATGTAGCCATTGGTGAGGAGATGGGCGAGGAAGCTCTTCCGGCACTCTCTAAGATGGTGGAAGTTATGGGACTTATTCCGAAAATGGGTATCGAGAAGGCTATGGAGGCTACAGGCTCTGCCATGTTTAAGTTGTCTTCTACGAGCACATCTACTTCCAACGACATTGTGGAATTTTCTAAGCGACTGACGGGTGTTGCTCGTACCGCGGGTATCACAACCGACCAGTTGCTCGCCCTCGGTTCGGCAAGTTCTTCGATGATGCTTATGCCGGAGGTGGCTTCTACGGCTATGGGTAAGTTTATCGTAGCTTTGCAGAAAAACCACAACCTTATTGCAAAGGAACTCGGCATACCCGACGAGACCATTAAGAACCTCTATGCGTCGGGTCACGCTATGGATGCTATCGTGCTTGTACTTGAGAAGATGCGCGACAAGGGTAATATGAATGCCTTGGGCGGAATTTTTAAGGACCTCGGCTCTGACGGTCAGCGACTCGTTACCGCTATGGTTACGATGTCGAAGAACGTGGATATGCTCAAGGATCATCTCTACGAGTCGGAAGAGGCATTCCGTGAAGCCACAGCCGTAGGTAAAGAATACTCGATGCAGCAGCAGAGTGCCATCGGTATTCTCGAAAGAGCTAACAACCTTTGGGAAAAGGCGTTTGTCAATCCTGACGGTGTAGACGCTGTAAAGGGTATGGCGGAATGGTGGTATGAGATGTCGGCAACGATGACAAGCAGTCCGTTACTGAAAGGCACATTGCTTGTTTCTCTTCAGATGGTTCTTATAGCATTGAAAGCCGTAGCGTCCCTTTTGCCGGTAATCATTGGCTATATAGCTTCACAGGGTCTTTATTCTGGTTTGACCCTTCTGTGGCAATACTTGACAGCACTGGGCGTAGCGGTAAAGAGTATGTTTCAATATGCAAGAGCTCTCTTCACGGCCAATGCAGCGCAAAGCACGTTGAACAAGACTATGAAGCTAAACCCCTGGATAGCTCTCGCGAGTGTCATTGTCGGCGTGGCAGGAGCTATATATGGATATACACAACGTGCAAAGGAAGCGGCTGAAGCAGCGAAGGAAGCCGAGAGGCAGGCAAACGCATGGCGATCTACCCTTGGTCAGGCTGCTGTGGAAACAGCAAATCTTAACAAAAAGCTCGAAAACTATAAGCGAATGATGAGCGAGTCGAACCTTTCGCAAAAGGAACGTCAAGGTCTCATATCGCGGTTCAACAAGGATTTCCGCTCGTATATCTCAAACCTCGGCATTGAGATTAAGAGCGTAAAGGATTTGCGCGACCACTATTCAGAGTTAGCGCAAGAGGCCCAGAGGGCTACTTACTATCGTATGATGGAGAAAGCGAAGCAACAAGCTCTGCCCAAACTCGATGCGGATAGAGATACGGCTGCCAACGCTTTGCTGGCCCAGGTTCAAAAATTGGGCATTGACAAACTTGGGGTTTCTTTCGCTGATATAGATCGATGGGTTAGCAAGGGTGCGAACGGTAATGCTCTCTTTTGGAATTTGGTAAAAAAGATGCCTAAGAACAAGTCGGGCTTGAGAGACGGCTTTAATTGGAAACTTGGTAAGGACGGTTTTATTTATCGAGATACCTATGACGGAGGAAAGGCGGGTATTAATTCTGATGATAGTCAGATGCAGTACAAACTCCGAGATTTGTTGTCTGCTTCTCGTTGGTACGCTAATGCTACGGGTAGAAGAAGGAAGAAAGAAAAGGATATTGAAGACAATTACCATAAGTGGTTTCCTGAAGGCTATACTCCTTATCCCGAGGAGGATCCCGGTACTCTCGAAAACAACGCTCCCGATAAGGACGCTATTGCACAGGAAAAACGAGACAAGCGCGACCGTGAGCGTGCTTGGCGTGAGGAGTTGAAGCAGAAGCAGGATCAGGCGAAGGCTATCATGGATGACGTGGACAACTACTACGACCGTCAGATTAACGCTAAGTTGGCTCAAGCCATATCTCTTAATATGGATAAGACCGAGCAGGAGCAGTTCGTTCTTCCTTTGAGGCAAAACAAAGAAATAGCTCGTTCGCAGGTGCGTCTTGCTGTTGCAGGTAAACCGAATAAGTGGGAGGATGCAAAGAAGATGATGACTGCTGATATGGTGGAGCAAGCGGATGAGACGGGTGTAAACCTTTCGGAAAATTTGCTTGACGGTATATTGAAAAATAATATCGGCAATCTACGCAAACTCATGGAGCAGTTAGGTAAAAATCTCGGTTTGTCTATGAACTCCATCACGGCAGAGATTTTTGCAAAAGCCACTCGTAGCGAGCAGGAAATTCTGAAAATGAAGCTCAAGCAGATGGAGGCTCGCCGTAAGATTGCTATGGAGCATGATTATACGGGCATTGTTCAGCAGAACTCGTATGACAGCTTTAACGAAATGGGTTTTGCAGCCCCTACGAAGGAAGAGACTACTGTCACCAAAAAAATGGTTGACGGAAAGGAGATTCTTGATACGTCTGCTTTTGATAAGCGCAGAAAAGCTATTAAGGATATGTACGAGACAGCTCGCAAGGAACTCGCCCAGCTATATACCATTGATGTATCAACAACGGATGGTAAGGGAATGCTGATGAAGATGCTCTTTGGCGATGATCCTGACGGTATGGCTGCTCGAATAAAAGCGTCATTGGGCGAAAGCGAGGAAAGCTGGAAGGCTTTTTACTTGAATCTTATCCAGTATTCGGATAATTACGCGGAAGCCGAAAAGAAAAAGTACGACTCGACAAAGAAAATCTTAGATTTCTGGTGGTCTTCCAATAAGCGCAATCTTGCCCAGCAGGACAAATTGCGCAAGATACAGAATGAGAGCAACCTTTTCGGCAAGCGCACAAACCTCCTTTCTAATCTCGGTCTCGCCAATCTTACAGCCGACCCTGAAATAGAGCTGATGAAGGCGCGTATGCAAGCTGCTGAAGATTATTACGCCTTTGTGGAACGTAACACGAAGAACAAGCAGCTTGTCGACGAAGCCGAACGTGCTCGCCAGGAGGCTGAACTTGCTTATGCCAATCAGATGGCAACAGCCATGAAGTCGCGTCTCTCGCAGATGAAGGAACTTGTGCAGCCTATCGAGGACTTCGGCGCAGCCGTGGGACAGGCTCTTGCCGAAATGCGCTATGATGCAGAGAGTGCAAACGACGCTATCAGGTCTGCCCTCAAATCCATGCTTGAATCCTGGGCGAAGATGGCACTCAACGACGTAAACACACAAATGTGGAAAGCCATCAACGATGCCGGCGCGAAACGAGGCAGAAAGAACGCACAGCCCGATATTGATGCGGCGCGTGCTAATGCCAAAGCTAATGCGGTAACGATGAATACGTCGGATATTGGCACAGCGGGCAATCCTGCTCATGTAATAGTGGACAATGAAACAAAGCCCTCGGATTCTATTGCAGATAAAAAGACAGATGTCGTTGTGCACTCGGAACCTGGTGGACCTGATGCGCTTCCCACGGTTGCTCACAAGGATTTGCCTGCACCGACTTCTCCTGTTTTGGTACCAAACAATACCGAAAGGCATGGGGCAGGAGGGCTTTTTAAGAGTGTCGCCCCCGATACTTTGCCTTCTTACCCGTCGAAAGACAAAGTTAGCGCAGAACTCCCCGTAACAATAAAAGATGATAATGTTGTTGACTCTCGTTCTAATTCTCAGGAAAAGTCGGATTTGCAGCACGAATCTCTTTCGCGCGTAGAAGAAAAGAGAAGGGGTAATTTCCCATCTGATTTTCATCCCGATCTATACCCTGAGATTACAGGCAATTCAAAGAAAGAAAGTCCTGTACCTTCGGTTGATACAAAAAAATACGAACCGCAGGCAAACGCAGCACTAAAGCGTGCGCATAATAACAATAACCTTCAAAATGAAGAACGTCGGGAGGGCGTTGTTGGTTTAGGCGATATACAAGAAAATGTTCGAGGTCTTTTAGAGGTTGCTAAGGATTTACAAAGCAAGGTCTCGGATAGAACAGATAGCAATGTTGGTAGTCCGGCGGAACAAACAGAGGAATCGGATTCTTCTGCAAATTCCACGTCGTATTTCGATCCTGCTCATCGCACACAAAAAGCCTTGCCCGCAGATGCTCAGGAATCTCAAGGCAAAGTTCGCAAATCGCCTTCAAATCAAAAACAAGGTTCTCCAGCGTTAAAGGGCGTAGCAGAACAGGCAGGAGGTTCTTTTGCTGATGCCATTACAGGACAATCTTCCTTTGCTGAAGCAGGCGCAGGAATTGTAATGGGCGGAGTAAATGCTGCGCTTAATGCAGATCTCGGTGACAGTAGGAAGAAAAAGAAAGAGGAAAAGCAGCGCAAAAAACAGCTTCGAGAAGAGAAGAAGCACCAAAAAGCTCTCTCTAAAGAGGTTAAGCAGGGCACAAAGGAGCGCGAGAAGACTACCGACAAGGGCGTGAAGAATATGACCGTTACAACGGAGCAAGGAAATAAAGAGCAGAGTAAAGGCACAGAGGTTGCACAGCAGACTATGTTTGGTGCAACAGATGCTGCTCTTAACGCTACTCTCGTCGCAAAACAAAAAAACAATGATGCAACTTTGCAGTCGGATGCAGTGCGCACTCAGGGCGAGGTGACATTCTCTATCGCTGGAGCAATGGCAAAGTGCTTTGAGTTCTTAGGTCCGATCGCTGGTCCTATTGCAGCTGCCGTAGTTATGTCTACTCTTATGGGACTTCTTCAGTGGGCTTTAAGTTCAGCTCTTGGTGGAGGAAAGAAGAAAAACTCAACCAAGGGTCCTAATACTAAGGTCGTATCTGGTATGCTTACCTACGACTCCGGCAACGTGCAAGACCTTCGTCCGTTTGTCGGCAACGATGGTAGTCTCTATTGGGCAACCGAGGACGACAAACCACACAACGGTGTGTCGCTCCTCACTCAGCCTACCGCTACCACCATTAATGGCCGTCCGTCGTTGGTAGCCGAGAATGGTCCCGAGTTGGTAATCGGACGTGAGACCACACAAGCAATGATGATGAATAATCCGCAACTGCTGAAGGCTCTCGTCAATTACGACCGCAACTATTCCGGTCGTCGTGCCTACGACACTGGCAATATAGCCGAGACAAGCCCAACAATCGCCGCAGGAACTTCCGTAGCCGACGAAATGGTGTCTTACCAAGCAAACACCAACGTCGCCCTTCTACAAGCCGTAAACACGCTCCTGCAACGCTTAGAACAACCTATCGAGGCAAAGATTGATATGTACGGCCGTGGCAAGCTCTATGACAGCATGACAAAGGCCAATCAGTTTATGAAGAACAAATAGCCTTCCGTAAGCTGCCTTTGCAGCAATCCGCAAGCAGCAAAAGCATTTTTCTTGCGCTATTTTTCGCAATCGGCAAAGCATTTATTAGGTCGTCACGCCGTTAGGCGAGGCGACCTTTTCTTTTGCGTTTCACTCGCATTTCTTCCGTTTTTCTCGCTTATTCAAGAATAAACTTCCGCCCCAAGAGTCAAAGTCTTCAAACTCTTGTAATTCCTTAATAATCATGGATATTACATATAATCTAATCATCAAAAGTCCGTAAATCTACTAAAAAACACTACTACTATATATAAATTTCGCCAATTTTCTTTCTTTCCCCATTTTCAAAACTCCCCAACCCTAACAATATAGTTAGTAGCATTAACGCCTATGGCGTAAATAATTGACATTTAATAAGTTGTAGAATATAGGGAAAGGCAAAGCGATGCCGAAAAACGCTATAAAATGCCTTATTTCTACTATTCTTTATATTTTTTTTGTTCTTTGTGCTCGTATAGATATATAAAAAATTACCCCATTTTTAAACTTTTAATTGATAAGTAGTGGAAAATCAGAAAGTTAAATCACTTTTTGAAAAATTCATTGGGCGGTCACGAAGTGGATTTTGGGTGGACAGCAGAAGCGTTTTTCAAAATTACGAACTTTTCGTTTTTTGACATTTTTTGAAAAAAATGGACTCGAAAACAAAAAACTGGACTTTTGAAGAATTAAAGTCCAAACAGAACTAACGTATGAAAAACATAACTAAAATATTGTTTATATCAATTTTAATTATTAAATTTGCAACCGACATAATAACCCAGTTATTTCTACTTATAAAATATGTTTGACGAGATATGCTCTATATATTCTGATGCGCTCGACAATGTAGGTCGGTATGTAGACCGTGAAACTGGTGAGTGCATTCAGCAAATGACCATCCGCGAGTTCTGCCTTACGGATCGTTGGAAACCCTATGTGCAGCACCTTCGCGCTATGCGCAAAGAGTATGGCAGTAAGGCGAAGAAGATGCAGGAGTACATCGACACAAAGAAGCAGTTGCCTGGAGCTACACTTAGCGGGCTGTTCAGCATCTACGACGATGAGTGCATACGTAAGGATGGGTCGAAGTTTATAGCTCCAGTCTCGCGTCGAGAAACTCATCTGAAGCAACACACTGGTTGGCTCGCCATCGACATAGACCTTGCGGACAACGCCCATCTGAGCAACTTTGAAAATGTGCGCTTCGCTTGCGGTTATCGTCCTGAAATAGCCTTGCTGATGCGGTCGTGCTCCGGCAGTGGATATTTCGGTTTAGTAAAACTGGCTTATCCTGAACGGCACAAAGACCAGTTCAAAGCTCTACTAAAAGATTATGCAGCTATCGGCATTACGCTTGACAAGGCTTGCAGCAATATCGGACGTGTGCGTTTCGCTTCATGGGATGATTCTGAGCACATATATATAAATAAAAATGTGGTGCCGTATAAGGGACTGGAAGGTGAGCAAGCTCAGCTTGTCTCCTTGGCTTCACGCCAAGCGTATCGCTCGCACAATGCGAATGTAGAGTATAAAGCCGAAGGCAACTCTAACTTCTGGGAACAGCAGCGTGTGCAAGACAGATTGGTCGAGGTTATTGTGCAGGAACTTGTGAGCAACCATCGGAATATTACCGAGAGTTATGACGACTGGGTGAAAGCGGGATGGGCATTGCGATCACATCCGTATGGTTTTGACCTATTCCACCAACTATCAAGATGCAGCTCCAAATATAATGAAGCGCAGACAAACCTGAAATGGCAGCAGTTGGGAAGCAGTCAGACCGTGACGTACAACTATCTCATTCATGCTTGTAAGGTGGCATTGGGAGAGGAAACATATCGTCAGATTTGTAGGCGAGTTTGGAGTGAGCTGAAGGAGTAAAAATAAAGGGAAACACCTTAAACACTTTACAAGTGTTAAACCGAATACTCAAAAACGGCAAAAACGCCCACGTTTTCGCAAAAAATGAGGCTTACGTGTGTTTTACGGTGGTCTTATGATTCTATATTGATTGTTCAAATGTTAAAATTCAAACAAAAAAACAATATATGAAACTAATAACAATTACTGGTTCGAGTGGTGCAGGAAAAGACACCGTTGCTCGGATGCTGTCCGAAATGGGTGGATATAAAGTGTTGTGTTCTTATACCACACGTCCGAAGCGTGAAGGCGAGATTGATGGTGTGGAACATCATTTTGCGGAAAAATGCGACGTGCCGCACGACAAGATGTTAGCATACACCCAGTATGGTGGCTATGAGTATTGGACCACCATCGACCAGGTTACAGACAAGGCTGTTTACGTCATTGACGAGGACGGTCTGAGAGCCTTGTGTGAGAAATTCCCCAGCATCGAGCTGTTCAAGGTTTGCGTGTCGGCATGGGAAGCAACCCGACTGCGCAGAGGGGTGTCGCAGGAACGTATGGATCGCGACAGACAGCGCAATCTTCTGCCCTTGTCATTCTACGATGCAGTAATCTTCAACAACGGCTCTCTCCCAAGTCTGTTCGACAAGGTGCAGCGACGAGTATTGTGTAAGCTTCAAAAATAATAAACTAAAATTTATCCATAATGAAATTCATCGAACCACAAGTGGAATGGTGGCGGCAGACATCTCTTCCACGACATATAGCAAGAGTGGGCAGAATATGCTACAAGGCTAAGGGCAAGCAGCCCGAAGAAGGAATAACCGAAGAGAAAGTGGAAGCGTTCATTCAGAAGCGCGACGAAGAACGCTGCAAGGGGTTCTGGGAAAGCGGACACCGCTCGATGTATCGCCACGGCACAATATACTTTTTCATGTCCAACGAAAAGGGTCTTCCTAACTACATTTGGGCGTATCTGAACGCTTCTCCCTACATCGACTATGCCACAAAGAACCATAAGGTATGGATCAGCACTAATATGCAGTTCATGCTTGAGAACAAAAACCTGATGGACGCGCTTAGTCCGTATGGTATCAGCGAAGAAAAGTTTATTGAGAAGGCTCAGAAGTACGAGTGTGAGGAAGCATTCTCCATTATCCGAATGACGCTGGTAGTGACTACACAGATAAGCACATCGCGCGAGCTCAACCGCACATCGCCCAACAGCATAGCCGAGCAGAGCACACGCTATTGCAATCTGGAAAAGAAGGGTGGCGTACAGATAGCACGTCCGCATTGGTATTTTTATGGCACTCGTTGGCAGCGTATGGTGTATCGTTGTGTATGCCGAGTATGCGAGTGGGGCTACAACCGACTTCTGAAGTCTGGATTGAAGCCGGAGGATGCACGAGGTGTTCTGCCTCTTGATACCTATACTGTTGTGGCATATACATACACGATTGCCGACTGGAAGCATATTCTTGACCTTCGTTATCATGGCAAGACCGGCACACCGCATCCTAATGCAAAAATTCTTGGCGAGAAAATACGCTACATCATCATTGTGCGTATGCGCCAGTATTGTGAGAAGTTTGACATTTAATCATCAATATAAACATATATATCATGGCAAATTTAACTTTAAACGAATATCAGGACAAGGCAATGAGTACTTGTATGCCTGAGAGCGACAATCTCTTCTATATGCTTGCCAATCTCGTAGGTGAGGTTGGCGAGTTTGCGAGCAAAGCCGGCAAGCACATGCGTAAGGGCAAGCTGCATATAACCACAACACAACGTGATGAGGAAGGCAAAATCCTGCATACGCAGGTGTGGAACGTATCTAACGAGGAACGTCGTCTTATGCTTTCTGAAATCGGTGACATTCTCTGGCAGACAGCAGGACTGGCAAAAGTGATGGGCGTTACGCTCGAAGAAGTGGCTGAAGAAAATCTCGCAAAACTTGCCTCTTGCAAGCAGCGAAATGTAATTTCCGGCGAAGGAGATATGCGTTAGTCTTTGTTTGATAATCGACCTTATGATAAATAGCATAAATTATGGCTAAATCAAATCCTATCAAAGCGAGAGAAGAACTTGTTAGCAACCAGCCCACTATTTACTCTTTCCATTTCAAGGATGTGCCCACAAGCAAGTATGCCGAGACCCTCGATGTGCTCTTTCACAACCCCGACTATAATGACGCTGTAGAGAAGCGCAACCGACTCGTAAAGTCGGCTGAACGTTTACGTCCGGGTTCGAGCGAAATGGTGAACCTTGTGCGCACCATTCAGCAGCATGATCGCAAATTGGCAGACATCATGTATGCTTCCATCGTGCAGACAAACTTACATTCAGAGGTTAGCTATGATTTTCTTTCGTTTGGTACCCTGCTGAAGTATTATGTTGACTACAACAAGGACGGTATGCGTGAGCGTGTTGACCGCATGGCAGCCAATCTTGATAAGGTAACGTTCCTCGCCGATATGCTTGAGAGTGTTGTTACCGACGTTAAAGCCGATATGCGCGAAATATTCAACGGTGGCATAGAGTTCAATCAGTTTGATGCTGTACTGAAGGTGCTTACTCAACTACGCGGATTCTTTAAGTCTGCCCGACGTGGTGATGCCGATTCGCCCGAAGCGCAGCTCTACTTCGACTATTCTGACTCTATCAATGATTATCTTGAGAAGCGGCTGAAGACCTATACCGACAAGTATCGTAAACTGCATCCAGCTGCGCAAGTTTACACTGAAGCCGACCTCGTAGAAGGTCTTAACCAGTTCTTTGGTCGTAACGACAAGTTCGACATGAGCGTTATCGCTCATACCGAGTCTGGAGGCTGCTATATTGACTTTGCACAGCTCTGCCTCCGTCTTAGTCGTAACGACATTGAGAAGATAGAAAAAGTGACCGGCAAGATGCAGTCTAACAACATGACCGATGTTGCATTGCGCTACAGCTTCAATGCCACTGATTTAATTATGAGCCAATATAAATGCCCCAAACTAAAATAATAACCGTTATGTCTAACATTTACCTTCGCCTACCTACCAGTCGCTGCCAGTTCTTCCGTAATCGCGACCCCAAGCATGTGCTTGCCAAGGATGAGCCGTTGGTGTTTAGTGTCTATACGCATGAGCATTTTATCCTCCGTCATTATATTGCGAACACAACGGAACAATCTCGTTCGCTTGATCCTCAATGTTTTTCGCACCAGCAATGGCGTAACATGATGGCAGGGCGGCATCCCAATGGTGGAACTTCAATATTGCTTCGTGATAATCAAAACTATCTTTCTTTTGATGAAGTGCAACGTATTTTTGGCTATCGTGATTACAATAAAAGTGAAGATATGGATTACATCTGTATTCGTTTGCCCTACGAAGTAGAGGTTGTTGATGTCGTAAAGCAAGTTACATCGACGTGGAATCTCACTAAGGAAGGTGTGTGGCAGCTCAAAGCTGCGCTTAACAATGAATTTAAACGCAGCCTTATAGAGTGGGCCATGTCTACTTTTGACTATTGCATCTCCAACAATCGTATTATCTGTCGTAAGCACGTAGCTATGCTTGAACGCTTCCTAATGCGTTACGGTATTGACCCTACCGAGCAAGAGAAAAACAATATGAGGCGCGTCATTGATCGTTGGTTTGCTACAGAGCACAAGAATTTCAAGGCTTATTCTTGTGCTGATATGCAGTTCATAGACGAGAGTGAGCACACAGTCTCGTTCGAGAGAATAGAATGGGAATAATGTTTCTATGTAAACAACTGTTAAATGATTTTATAAATTAAGTTAAAAAACGACCCTTTTTAAAAAGTAAATGGAATTGTCAAATAAATGCAAAGAATTGTTCCTTGATGGCATTACCGATGTAATGTTTTACCCAAGGGAAGAGTGTGTTATACCGATACCGTTCAGTATGGCACAAGTGTTATATATTAATAATTGTAGTTTCCCTGCCGAGCCAACTTTACGCTTGGCTACGAGTGGCGAAAACTACGTTATTGTAGAGAATCTTAAAGTGAAGATGACGTTCGCCAAACAGGGCAATGGCACTATATATACATATAATATTAGTGCAAATGTGGCAAATGGAGGCGAAAATGTGGCTGAAGCGTACCGAAATATGCGTGATAAGGAGTATTACGTGGTATTGCGCAAGATGGACGGTTCGACGCAGTTGTGCTACACCTTGCCCCATACATTTGGCATAGGTAGCACCACAGACAATAGTCAGACTGAGTTGGCGCGAACCGTCACTGCCACCACACAAGCCCTGTCGGAGCCGATACCTATCACATTTCGAGTTGCATAGTATTTTAGACCATTTTTCAATGCCTTAGATTATATATTACGTCGTTGTCCGCGAGGATAGCGGCGTTTTTTTGTCCTAAATATTACCGAAGCAGCCTTTAATTTTGCATACGGATAACACAGCGGAGTGGTAGCAGTTGGTAGCTCACTTGGTTCATACCCAAGAGGTCGAAGGTTCGAGTCCTTCCTCCGCAACATGGTCAGTCGGTAAAAAGATTGATTTTTCAGGATAACAACACAAAACACATTTTTACTAATGAAAGGCTTATTTGAAATACTTACCGGAAAGAAGTGGATGGTTAGTCCCGACTTCGTGCATGGTATTCGCAAGTCGCTTGAGTACAACCTAAACACTCATGCGGCTTTCAGCAAGCCGGAGAAGAGCTGTGGATATGTCACCGCAGAGGATGCCGAGGGCAACACCTACTATCCAGAGGAATATCAGATTTCGGAGGATGGCAAGCAGGTGAGAGGCAACTGGACTTTGGACCTTCCTGATGACGACGAGCACGCACAGAACTTCCCCTTCGTTTCGGTACTTTCCGTTGAAGGTCCTATCACTCGCAACGGCGGCTATTGCTCGTATGGCTCTATCGACCACCGCGACATGATGATGCGAGCTGCCGACCATCCTCTTTGTCGTGGTCACGTTTTCGTCATCAATACTCCCGGCGGTTCGGCATGGGCAAAAAACGACTATGCTCTTGCCATTGACTATGCTCACTCAAAAGGCCAGAAGGTGATTGCTTTGGTTGACGGTTTGTGTGCCTCGGCAGGAATGTATCTCGCTTCTCTTTGCGATGAGCGCTATTACATGAACCCCAAAGATCAGGTCGGTTGTATCGGCGTAATGGCCGCGTTCTACACTTTGCCCGATGGAGCGAAAGACGAGTACACCGACGAGACCTACCATGAGCTTTATGACCCTGAGTCGTTTGACAAGAACAAGGCTTATCGCGACATTGCCAATAAGGATGATGACAAGGAGCTTATCAAAGAACTTGCCGATCTTGGCGTTGAGTTTCGCGCCGATGTCAAAAAAACTTGCCCTAACGCAAAGGACGAACACCTGAAAGGCAAAGTGTTCAATGCAGAGGACGTGAAGGGCATTTTGATGGACGGTCAGTCATCATTTATGGGAGTAGTGCAACACGCCTTTGAACTTTATGATGGCAGAGCCGAGCTCATCAACCGTGAGCAGACAGTTGAGCCACAGAACGAGCCGGAGATTGAGCCGGAGTCAGAGAAACCGGAAGCAACCAACACAAACACTAATATCAATATGGAGAAATATCCTCTTATTTGCAACGCTTGTGGATTGCAGGCTGGCGAGATTGCCGTTACGGAAGAGGGCGCGTATATGAACGCCTCGCTTCTTGACTCTCTCGAAACCTACATGAAGGAAGCCGAGCAGAAGGTGACTGATGCCGAGCAGAAAGCCACCACAGCGGAGACCGCTCTCGCAGAATTGCAGGGCAAGTTTGATGAAATCTCCGCTCAAGTAAACGCAGCCAACGAAGCAAAGGAAGTCGCGGAGACCGCACTCGCCCAGGCTAACGAGGCTCACAGTACAGAACTAAGCGACCTTAACGCGCAGCACACCGATGCTCTTGCCAAAAAGGACGACGAGCTGAAAGCTCTCGCCAAGGCAAAGGACAAAGAGATTGCCCAGCTCACAGCCGACAAGACTGATGCCGAGGCAAATCTTCAGACCGCTAAGGACGCGCTTGCTACAGCCGAGCAGACCATTGCCGACAAGCAGGCTCAGATTGCCGCGCTCACCAATGAGGCTGGCGAAGAGCTAAACAGCGGCGAGGCTCCTGAGAACAATGGCGAGGGTGTGAAAACTCCGCAGTTGCGCTCGTTCGATGGTAGCAAGTACAAAACTAATGTTGAGCGCAAGGTAGCTTTCAAGCGTTTCTTGCAAGGTGAGGAATAAAAGCCTCGCTACCCTCAATCAACACAAACAACACAAAGATTTAACAACAACACAAAGCACAAACGATTATGGCAAATTTACCTAAAGATTTTATCGGTCTTGACGCTCTTCAGCATGTAGCCGAGGAGGTGTCAAAGGAGATAGTGATGGGTCCTGGCTATTCGGATGCCGAAGAGATGGACCGCCTTGGCATTGACATCATCACTGGTGTTCAGTTCAAGCGCACTTTCCACTTGTTCATCCGCAAGGGTGGCACCACACGTCGTAAGGATGTTCATCGTGAAATCAACAGCGAAGCTGGATTTTTGAAAGAGCGTACGCTTACCTCGAAGCTCTCCTGGGATAAGTTTCCGGGCAATATAGACGACTTCTGTGAGACAGTATTCGGCACCGATGCTCAGGGTCAGTTCCCTCTCTCTTCACAGGCTGTAGAGGCAATCCTCAAGGATTATGCCGACAACCTCGCTGCTAACTTGTGGTTCGGCGACATTACTCTTGACAATGGCGACGACTCAGTTCCTGCTCGCGATCAGGCCATGGCTCTCTACGACGGTTTCCACACTTGCATTAAGCACGACATCGAGGACGGTCTTATCTCAGAGGCTAACGGCAACCTCGTTCCTTGTAAGGCTATTTCTGCTCCTGCTGACAACAACGACTCCACTCCTTATGACAACTTCATCGAGTGGCACGCTAATTGGGACGAGCGTCTGCGCAAGGTTCCAACATGGGTTTACATGAACGAGGCAACTGCCATGAACATTGCAGCAGGTTATGCTAACAAGTTCCACGGCAACTTCCGTGTAGAGTACAACCAGGGCGACAATTTCAAGCTGCCGGGTCTTTCTAAGGTTACTATCTGTCCTATCGCCAACTTCGGCGCAGGCGACCGTATGTATGCAAGCATCGACAAGAACTTTGTCTATGGTGTTGACACACGCAGCAACCAGCAGTATGTAAGTGTTCGCCTCGGCTCCGACCGAGATCACAGAGACTTATCTTTCCAGATTCAGTCAATCCAGGGAGCAGGCATACGCAACTACTTGAAATATGCTCTCTGCGTCAGCGACGGTAATCTCGTTGCTCCTGAGTATGTAGCCGGCGACTACGATAACACTATGCTCGTGATTACCCTTGCTGGTACTGACGGTCAGAAACCAGACGGTACAGTAAAGGTAAATGGCACAGGTTACACCAAGCCGCTTGAAACTGCGCCTAATCAGATTCTCTCTCTTGAGGCAGTCGATGGTACTACCTACAAGTTTGCAGGTTGGAGCAACGGCAAGACCGAGAAGAAGATTCAGCTCACCGCCACCGGCATGAACATGGGCTTGACAGCTTTCTTCAAGAAGAACGGTTAATACCTAACGGAGTTTCTTTCACTCTATATTTTCACGGGCGACGGTCGTGGCTGACCTGACGGAACATGCTTACCCGCCGCCCTTCTTTTAAACAATACATTCAACAACACAAAAACTCATAAGAATATGGCAGTAACAGCAACATGTCCTGAGATTAAGGATATTCTCGCCGCTAATGAATGCTTAGAGAACTTTGGCGGCCTTGGTATCAATGTGTATGCTTTCAACAAAGGCGACCTCAAGGCTCCTTTGAAAGCAGAAAAGAACGTTTATCCTGCTCTGACCGCCGAGTCGTTCAACACTGGCAAGGGTCTCTACAAATTTGAATGCAAAGAAAGTAGTCAGGGACACACTTTCGAGAACCTTGGCCGCAGAAAAGGTTTCAAGCAGCAGCTCGACTACGTGCTTGAGAGCGTAAACGCAGAGTCAGCAGAAGTGGCTCGCGCCCTGAACAACCTCGACCTTGGTTATATTATTCAGGATGGCGAGAAGAGTATTATCGTGTATGACTCTCAGCACAAGTTCGAGTATGCTTCGGGTGGCATCAAGGGCGACACGGGCAAGAAGGCCGAGGATGATCGTCAGGTAGAACTGAGCGGAACCCTGCAGCCCACAATGTACGGACGTTACGAGATTACAGAGCCTGAGACCGGCGGTTGGGACTCGCTTCTCGCTTCAAAAAAAGGGTAAGCGATATTGACGCACAGAGCGAAAGCAATATCGCTAAGGAAGTGTTCGACGATGCCGACTCTTCTTTCTTCAGCACAAGTGAAGAAGGAACGACGGCAAAGAAGAGCAAGAAATAATCGCTCATACGAGAAAGATTTTTTCGTCATACGACAAATCCCTGCATCTATCCTTTATATACAAAAGGTATGGATGCAGGGATTTTATTATATATATTAGTATTCTGATAAATTTATACTAAAATTAGCGTTTTTAATACAAAATATAATCTAAATTAGATAATTGTCTTTAATTTTGCAATTAGAAAAGCTTCTTTGATTACATTGTTGTAAACGTAGAATAACTAAAAATATAGGTTTTATGGAATTAAGACATTTACGCTCCTTTGTTTATGTCGCCGAAACAAAGTCGTTTAGTACGGCTGCCACACGTTGTTGCGTCACCCAGTCGGCGGTAAGCCAGCACATTCGCGCCCTGGAGGACGAGTTGGGTTGCAAACTGCTTATCCGCACTTCGCACGGCATTATGCTCACTGAAAGCGGCGAAGCCCTGTTGCCTCGTGCCAAAGAAATACTGAAGCAGACCGAGGACTGCAAAGAGCAAATCAATGCCCTTAACAACTGCATGACCGGCGAATTGCGCATAGGTGTAGGATCGTTTATTGCTCCGTATGTCCGTATGGCAGCATTGATATTTATGGAGAGATACCCCAACGTGCGTATCAATGCCGACTTTACTAAAGCCTACCTTCTCAACCAATCGCTAAGGGCGCACATGTTAGACCTTGCTTTCACTATGAATTTGGCATACCGTCACGAAGGAATAGAGTCGAGACCCTGCATACCCTTTAATGTGTATGCTATCATGCGCGATACCCATCTCCTTGCCTCGCTCCCAAAGGTGTCGTATGAAGATATTCTGAAGCACCCCATCATCATGCCCGACATAGGTGAGCGTGCCATTGAGACATTTCAGCAAAATATTAAACGCGACTTGTATAAACTCAATATCAAGTGTATCATCAGCGACCCCGACGAAGCCCTTACCTCGGTGGAAGAAACCAAGTACGTCACCTTCATGCCTAAGCTCTACCTGCGCAACCACCCTACCCTTGTAGCGCGTCCCGTTGTCGGACTCGAACAACAGTTGATGAGCAACGCCCACTGGATGCAGGACGTACCTAAGAAGCGAGCCGCACAATTATTTCTCGACATCATTCGCGACGAAGTGGTGCCATACATATCCGTAGCCGAAGAGTCACAAGGGAAGTTCACACCGCCACCTCGATAGTTATTAGAATATCTTATACTGTACCGAGCCTCACGTTAGCAGCGTGAGGCTTTTTTATTTTAGTATTAGCCGAAATTATACGTTATATCACCTCAAGAACACTTAATAAGAAACACTTCTCTTCCACCACTTTCTCCCCTACCTTTGCAACAAGTTCAATAATGAACGAAACCAACCAAACACAAAACACTATGCAGATTAAAACTAATGACGGCAACTATGATGTTGCCAGCAAGGGACTTGGCAACACAGCCTTGGGTCTCGGCATCGCAGGCTTGGCAACGAGCCTATTGGGAGGCAGTGCCTCGCTTCTGGGCATCGGAAGAAACAACGGCATGACAGCCAATCCTACCGACCCTGATGCGCGTTTCGTAACTAAGAGTGAGACTAACCTCATCCAAGAGAACAGCACTCTGAAAACCGAACTCGCCATTCAGAAGAGCGAAAACTACACCGACAAGAAGCTCGTGGAAGTGACACAGTATCTCGATACGAAGTTGCGCCGTGTAGAAGACAAAGTGGATGCAAACAAGGATGCACAGCAAGCCGTCAACGCACAGCAGATGGCTTACAATGCGGCAGCTAACGCCAGCATCGACGTGCTCAAGTCGCAGGTGGCATCGTTGTCGAGCGTAACCAAGTTGTTCATCCCTTCAACCAACGTATGCCAGACCGGTTGCGGTTGCGGATGCAATCAGTAAGAGAATAACGTAATCCAGCTATATATATGGAATACAAAAACTCACAAATCTTGGCGGCAGTCGTGTCCGAATGGGCACGACCCGCCATTTCGCAGATAGCCGCAGGCAACCTCATGCGCCTACCCATGCTTCAGTCTTTGCAAGCCACCATCAGCTCGTTAGGCATTGTCAGTGGCAGTTATGCCCTACAGAAGGACATCGAGCCACTCATCCAGCCAATCATCAACTCGCTCGTCGCACCTATGCTTGCCCGATATTTCGGTCAGATACCCGAAGAGAGCATACCGCAGATGGCACATGACATAGTGGAGAAGATGCGAGGTAACGGACCGCTGTCTGTGCTCGAGGGTATGGTGACGTTTGAAGACGAAGACCTCACCGAGCTTGCCGATCTTCTTGACAAGAACCTACCCGTAGGGCAGACGCAAGGCTATCAGGTAAAACATTAAACAGAGTAACAAACCAAGCGGCGGCAAGCATCGTCGCTATAATAAAACATAAACGATTATGAACAAACGTACCATTCCGGCTATCATCATAGCCACACTTGCGGCTGGGGCAACCGCCGCTGCACCCTATTATGATGTCAACATCACACAGCAGCTTTGCACACCGGCTTGCGTAGATGAGACACCCGTGTTCGCTCCGAAGTTCTCCGTTAAGAGCATTGCCAACGTAGGCACATCGCAGTATATCATCGTCATTCACGTTGAGGGTGTAATAAGCTACATCCCATGCAACTGCGGCTCGTGCTGCACACGCTCACAAGTGGTGTCGCAAGACTTCACCATACCTGTGTTCAGCGCCACAGCCATCAACTCGGCAACAATAACAGTAGGTACCGTACAGAACGGCATAGCACGCATATCTTGCTGCAACTGTTCCAAGACTTTTGTTTCCGACTGCCCAGTAACGCTCACTCTTGCAACTACATAAAGCCATGATAGTTCTGATAGCTATAGCCACCATGATAGCTGCCACGCTTGCCCAACACCTCGGACTGGCCGAAGCCATTGCCCGTGTTGTTGACAAGGTGGCATCATGCCCTCAGTGTTTCACCTTTTGGGTTACAATGTCGGCGTTGCTCTACCTCGGCCACGATGTCTACGCATCGGCGCTGTCGGCTATTGTGGTGGCATATCTGTCAAACTGGTTTGTGTTGTTGCTGCTTATTCTTCAACGAAAATTTACGAAACTCTATGAAAAAGAAAGACACACCACCGACCGCCTCGACCACTAAGGTAAAGGCAGAAAGCAAGCCCCAAGCGCAAACTTTCTTTCCAACGTTGCACATCTCTGCGCAAAAAACATTACTTATCCCACATTTTCGGGGCATCTGCCCTACATGTTAAACATATAAAGACTCAAACAAAATGAATTACAAACAGATGATTGAACAGGCTCGTGCCAATGGTATGGCTACCGAGAAGAAAATGTGGGCAGCAGTAGAAACTCTCTCTACCGATCTCCTTGCGCTGGAGCAGACCGACCCCAAGCTCTACTGGCACATATTGCGCCGTCAGCACGCCGTTCTCTATGGACGACACTATTCTGAGAAGATGGCCAACCACGATGTTAATGCTCTTGTCTATAGCGGCATGTACGACGAGGAGGGTACGCCAACCGGCGGAGGTGCACATTGGACTCGTATCAAGGTAGACGAGCTGACTAAGGGCATGAAGTTTCACTCAAATGTCAACGCATGGGACAAATACGTCGCCTTCAATTCGATGTACGCCGACCTCTGCGCTTGCATGAACGAAGAGGAGATAATCAAAGCCGCCTACGCTTTCTACTTTTGTGATGACGACTGGCAGCCCTGCGAAGACGACTGCACTAAGGTGTGGGACTATAATGCCCTACACGCCACTCTCTAATTTTTTGAATTTTTACATTTGTATTCTTCAAAGCCACTTTGCGCTAATTACACAATTCGCAGAGTGGCTTCATTTGTATCTTCTCCTTATACGCTCCCCCACCATGTCCGCCCCACCAAATTAAAAACTCCTACATTTGCCTATGAAAGAAACCCGAAAATTATGACACAACGAAACATCAACCTAACACTGCCCCGATCATGGAACGAGTGCAGCACCGAGCAGTTGGAGCTCATTTCCCGCATAATGCTTGAGCAGATAGAGCGAGCTGACCGTTATCATTCCTTCGACATGCGCAACGTCAAGATAGCGTGCTTCTTTGTTCTTGCAGGCATAGAGATAGTGGAAGGCATAGACGAGTCGAAGCCTCTTGAGAAGCAACACTACACTTGCCGACTCTCCACCCCAAGCCGACGCAACCGTTTCTTCCGTCGCAAACAGCAGGAGGAAGAGACCTTCCCCATCTACTTATGGCAGTTCAACTATTGGCTAACGCCTAAGCCGAAGACCGACGACCGCAACTCGGCTGAGTATCTTGCCTCCGGTGCCGGATTGCTCGACTGGCTCGACAACGAGCGTGGAGCTCACCTCTCTCGCTTTCCCTCCCCGACCCTTCGCCTACGCAACAAACGCGGTCTGCTACGTCGCAAGACCGACTATGAAGGTCCGGCGCAGGATATGGACGGCTTTTCATGGCAGCAGTATCGTTTTGCCTCCGATCTCATGGGACAATACACCTCGCTCGCCAACAACCTTGTCAAGATGAAGCAGATGGGCAAGTTCACGGCCGAGCAGATAGCACAGCAAGCCGACAGCGTAGACCGGGCACGTTCCATGTTCCTCGCCACCATCTTCAACCGTCGTATCAACTTCATCGACACCAACACCAACCTCAAGGTGCATGATTTCCATTACGACACCCATCAGTTCGACACCCAAGCCCCACTCTTCCGCCACTTCCCCGATCACCAATGGCAACCCATCCTCTTCTGGTGGACCGGCATGATGCACACCCTCTCACGGCGTTATCCCCATGTGTTCAAGGTGCAGAAGCTCGACCGCACACAGCGACCCTCCACCCCACTTGAGATATACACCGCCACCATCGCCACCATGCAGAAATACGCCTCGCTCACCGAAGACCAGGTGAACAACCAGTCGTATTCGCTCGTATTGGAGCATCTGGAGCGACTCTCGAAGGAGAATGAGGAAATGGAAAAGATTAGGAAGACGTAGTAAAATATTAACGGAAATATGGAGTATGAAGAACGTAAAGATTTTTGCAAAGACCATCGAGGCGGAAGCAATGAAACAGATAGAAAACTTAGCAACGAGCGAAGCTTACCGCGACTGCAAGATACGCATTATGCCTGACTGTCATGCGGGTAAAGGATGCACAATAGGTACGGTAATTCAGACTGCCGGCAAGGTTGTACCTAATACCGTAGGCGTGGATATAGGCTGTGGTATGTTGGTATTCAAGTTCGCTGAGAAGGATATAAACCTTTCGCTTCTTGACCGAATCATCAATGAGTCGGTGCCGAGCGGATTTGACGTTCACGAAAAGTCCAAGCTAAAAGATTGGAGTCCGCTTACGTCACATCTTTTGCTCGATTTGCACGAAAGGACACAAGGTTGCTTCGACCCCGACTATATCGGACGCTCGCTTGGCACCCTCGGTGGCGGCAATCATTTCATCGAGCTGGACGAGGACGAGCAGGGCTGTAAGTATCTTGTGATACATTCGGGCAGTCGCAATCTCGGAGTTAAGGTGTGCAACTTTTTCCAGCACTTAGCCAAGAAGAATGTGAATCGAAACGAGGAGCGCAAGCGCATCATCGAAGACTTAAAGAAGTACGGCTTAGAGAGGGAAATTAACAATACGTTGCGTCGTTTTGGCGCCGTGCCTCCCGACCTCGCCTATCTTGAGGGAGAAGACCTCAATGTCTACAATTTCGCTGCGAACGTCTGTCAGTATTTTGCCGACGACAACAGATGGAATATAGCAATGCCTATAATCCATGGGCTTCAATTATCGTTCGTGGATTTCTTTACCACCAGGCATAACTATTTCGACATACACTCAGGCATCATCCGAAAAGGAGCCGTGTGTGCCGAAAATGGCGAACAGCTTATCATCCCACTTAATATGCGCGACGGTTCGTTGATATGTCGCGGCAAGGGCAACGACGATTGGCTTCAGTCGGCTCCGCACGGTGCAGGTAGACTAATGTCGCGCTCGGCGGCCAAGAAGCAGCTCAGCATGGAGGAATACCGACAGCAGATGCACGACATTTACTCCACATCGGTATGCGAGTCAACAATCGACGAGTCGCCAATGGCGTACAAACCTGCCGAAGAGATAGAATCGCTTATAGGCGACACTGTGGACGTGGTGAGGAGAATCAAACCGATATACAACTTCAAAGCGAAATAATACAACAATATACTGTGTTAGCGTAAGTATTAACGAAAATATAGAGGACAATGAAAAAAGAGAAAATAAAGCAGTTGGTGGATGTAATGCAGGCGTATGTAAATGGCAAAACTATCCAATATTACAAAGTTGACCTTAGCTTTAAGATTGAACATCCAGGAAAGCCTAATTTCAACAGTAAATGGGTAGATGTGGATGAAGGACATCATTTTAGACCTGATTGTTACGACTACCGTATCAAGCCCAAACCCAAGTACCGCCCGTTTAAAAATGTAGACGAGTGCTGGCAGGAAATGCTGAAGCACCAACCGTTCGGATGGATTAAGAGCAAGACAGGAGGCCATTATTCTATGGTCACGGTAGTAGGTGCTGATGAAAAAATGAAGAGTATTGCGATAAGTGGCAGACATATTTGGCCTTTCGATGAAACACTGAGCAACTACACCTTCGCCGATGGCACTCCTTTCGGCATCAAGGAGGAACACTAAAGGTTCTCACATCGAATTTAACGGATTCAACGGATTCTTGTTTGTCATCGAATGACGCAAAACTAACGAAGACGAAGATAATTCGTGAAATTCGTAAAATTCGATGACGATAATATTAACAACATAAAAGGATTTGCAGAGATTATGAAAGCATGTTCAAAAAATAAGGTACTTGCTGCCATCTGCAACCGTCACGGCATCAACCTCTATCACCATCAGCTCGACGGAGCTTCGTGGCAGATTTGCGCTGGAGGCTATGTTGTGAACGGATATTCAGACGGTCGCTCTGTGCATCGGTTATTGTCTAAAATGAGTGGTGTGCTTGTTTTACTATTGAAATACGGCAATCTTCGGCCGTGGCATATTTTCGGTTACGAGCGTAATATCACATGGCGCAGGGAAATTCATGCGATTATGCCTATAGCCGAGCCTTTGTGCGATAAAGGCAGAAAGGTTTATACCTATTATGACAAAGAATATGATGAGTGGTTACAAGCATATTACGACTTGAAAAATTCATAAGGGAAAGAGATTATTAACAACATAACGGATTTATAGAGAATTATGCGAACGATTAAGTTTAAGGGCATCTGGTTTTAAGATGGTGGTTGGGTACACGGTGCATTGGTGCGCAAGGTTCAGCATTGGCGTTCTTGCATAGACGGTCATGTGGCCCATGTAGAGAACTACGACTATATCGTCAATCAAGACGAAATTGACAACTTGAAATATCATCAGGTTCATCCCTCTTCGATCTGCCAGTTTACGGGATTTACCGACAAGAATGGCAAGGAGATTTACGAGGGTGACGTGTTGCGGTCGGACAGTTATCCGTACAGCTGCCTTGAAGACAACGAGCGCGACAACTACTATGCCGTAGTGTATTACTGCAAGGAGGAAGCTTTCTTTGGTATAGTGACGGCAGTGAATCCCGACTCTAAAGTATGCGGTATTTCTGACGGCATTCTTGATTATGCCCAGAAAGATAAAATGAAGAACTTTGAGGTTGTTGGCAATATCCACGAAAAGAAGTGGCAACAATACGGCGAATACTTTAAGACTGAAGAAGGAAAGGAGGCCGACAATGATTAATGTAGAAGACCTTAGAATAGGCGACATTGTGCAGACAAACAAAGACTGCATGTTTCCGAAAGACACCTTGTGTATCGTTACCGAAATCCATCCCGACCGACAGCATAATGACAAGAAGGGAGTCGTCAGTCTGAAGGCTGTCAACGACGAAGACGACGGTCCCTGGGGGACATGGTGCTGCAACATCGATGGTGTGCCGGTCACGCCCGAAATCCTTCGCAATAATGACTTTAAGGAAGAGGTTGAGGGCAAGTACTTCACAAGACCAATTAAAGCAAGAGCAGGCAGTTTCCTTGCCAGATATTTGGCTGTAGAACGAAAAAAATACGCTTGGGCAATATTCATAAAGTATTACAACGTGACAGGCTATGCACTCTTATATCATATAAAGTACGTTCACGAACTACAGCTCGTCCTTAAAATAGTGAAATTTAGTCTGGAAATTAAAGTATAGTTCTATGAAAGCAAAAAACAAGGTTCTGTTTGACAGATACAACCTTTACTTTAGAGGTGTTTGGAAGAAACCCCACAACTATCCCTCGCTGTTAGATATGGTAGAGCGTTGTATAGGATGGAGGGTTGACGTACTTCGTTGTTGTAATAACTGGGAAGATATTGTTTCTACTGACCGTAAAGTGCTTTCCAACTTTTGCGACCCGAAGAAATTTCATTTTCCCAAAAAGTGGCGCATTGACCCCCGTGTTTTTGACCCGAGATGGGATCTATCCCATGAATATTATGTCGTGAGGAAGAAAAACAATCGGTATAAGGTTGTTCTGAATAAACCCAAAAGACCTTCCGCCGGAAGAACCTTGGTGGTAGATACAAAGAGAGGCTATATCCGTGAGATTGGCGACAAGGTGTGGTATCATCCAGATTATATGGATTTCGGCTGTCAGACTTGTGCTGATTTCGGAACCTGTATGACGGGGTCTTACGACAAGAGTTTTTGTGGGGTGGCTGCAAAGTGTGGACTCGGTCACGGTAACACATGGCAGGAAGTAATAGAAAACAATGATCAACATTAAGATTTCGGTACATCCGGTTAGCCATCGGCTCGAATGGCGAGGATGGGGGGGGTAATTTCTCGCCCGCCCTTCGAGCCACCGACTACAAATGCCCACATTGCATAATGATTGAATATGACTAAGAAGCATCCATTCGACGATTTTCATCAGCGCATCCATTGGAACGGAACCTGTATCGGAACCATAACTCAACAATGGGGTAATCCTGCACCTCGTCACGGATGGAGATTAATTATTGAATATGACTGACCCTCACTACAAGCGCGGCACTATCAGCAAGGACGGCAAGCTGTATGGCCGCTATCCCGACGGCTCGCTCTACCGCATCTACTCTACCACCGACCGACCGTTCCTTCAGTTGGTGGACCGAGAGGGCGAGACGTTCCTTCGCATACGCCAAGCCACCGAGCTGGGCTATACCGACTGTCCCTGCCCAGGATCTGCCGACCTAAGTTATCCGTCCTCGGCTCTGAGGCGCAGTCGCACAGTCGGGGGGGGTAAGCTCGTAAACGCACTGACCGCTGTAAGTGGCGGAATCTGCGTGTTTGTTGAATTATAAATTAAAGGAGAAATGAATTATGAGTTACAATACAACGAAGATAACCGTATTTAACGACGAAAAGGATTGGTATTATGAATTTTGACTTCTACCAATATCCTCGTGGTGAGAACAGGGGAGGTAGGCTAAACACTACGATTTGTCCGACCATCACTATATGTTCATGGTCGTGCAATTGTTTTCTGATTGAAGAATATGATTAACATACAACCCTTAAATGTCTGTGTGGGAGGAATATCAGTAACACTGAATACCCGATACGAGCAACTTTGCATTGAGCATTTGATGTAACTCGCCCACTTTCCGAGGACAGGCGTAATGATTGAATACAAATAAAACAATATGATCACAAAACTCAATTTCACCGACCGCACCATCAAGAGCTATGCCATCCGCAAGCTCACACCCAAGGAGTGTTTTCGTCTGATGGGCGTTCGCGACAATGTAATCGGCACGATGCAGAGCAGCAATGCTCAAGCAGCCGAACGACTGCCCGACTGGAAGGGCAAGGGCAAACCCGAAGACATGGCTATATCTGCCTCACAACAGTACAAGCAAGCCGGAAACAGCATCGTGGTGGACGTGTTGGCTCACATCTACGAGCAACTTTTCTGCCCCGCACCACCCAAGCCACGCCCAGGCGAGCAACTCACTCTCTTCGACGACCCCGAAGACTCCCTGCCCTCCCTTCCTACCACCGCAGCCGACAAGAACGAGGAGAAGATATTCCTCACCACGTTCTCCGGCTACGACTCGCAGCTCATGGCAGCCGACGTGCTACGGGAGTGGCATCCCGACTTCCGATGGAAGTGCGTAGGATGGAGCGACATCGACAAATACGCCTGTCAGATGCACAACCTCGTCTTTCCTCAGTTTGCCGACTGCGCCTTGGGCGACATCACCAAGATTGACTGGCACGAAGTAAAACGCTCACTCGAAGGTCGCGAAGTGGACCTCTTCACCTATTCTTCGCCCTGTCAGGACATCAGTCAGGCTGGCAAGCAGATGGGCTTGCAGGAGGGCAGCGGCACCCGAAGCGCACTGCTTTGGCGAGTGGCGGATGCCGTAGAGGTGCTTCGCCCGAAGTATCTCTTGCAGGAGAACGTGGCGGCACTGGTAAGCCAGAAATTCATGCCCGACTTTCAGAAGTGGCTCGACAAACTCTCGTCGCTCGGCTATGTGAGCCGTTGGGCGCGACTCAACGCAAAGAACTATGGTGTGCCACAAAACCGCGATCGTGTGTTCTGCATTTCCATGCGCAAAGACGTAGCCTTCGACTATCAGTTCCCCGAACCCTTCGAGCTGAAAACTCGCCTGGAAGACGTGCTCGAAGAGGAAGTGGCCGACCGCTATTTCCTAAAAGACGATGCCGTGAGCAAGTTCCTCAAGGCAAACGATTCGGACAATGCCCTATTCCTTCAGTTTGATTTGCCACCAACACACGAGGCTGCAATGTTCTTGAAAACATGGCTTACGTTGTGGATGCAAGCAACTGATGGTTGGAAAATGAAACCTATAAGTCTTCATCTCGCCCTTTATTCGGCAAAGCAGAAAATGGAGCTGTCTTATTCCGTGTTCACGGATAAGGGAGTGGTTGCATTATGCGATGAGTTTCAACGGCTGTTCAAGGAGAATATGGAGAGAAAACATCATGCGAACTGACAATCCACCAGAGAGGGTAGTCCGCATTATTGCCGACCTAATCGGGGGTGGCAGACTGTTGACACATCAATCCTCAATGTTCAGTGCCGAGCGGTTCGGCGGCGTGTATCATAACATAGCCATCACAATTATGGCAAGGACAGATTGCAGTGACGTTTTCTTTATAGCAGTAGAATTATGAATCAATATCCAAACATCAATTCGGGGAGGCAAATCGGATGTATCTGCGAAGGTCGCTTGATTCCGTCAACACCAGGATGGCACGATATATGCCTTCGCATCTATTCGCCTCGTGGTTGTAGTCCTTGTATTCCGTCAAGGGCTGAAGACGCAACGATTTGCCCAAAAATAGTAATAGAACTATGAACAATCCTCATCCCATCGTCCTCGGCTCCTACAGTCCCTCGCAGAACGGCATCATTGTGTCACCACACGGCATAGCCCTGTGTATTGCTGGGGGAGGTAAGGGGCACGACGTGGATAAACCGAAAATATTGATAGAGTATGATTGACCGTTCCGTCCTCGTCCACTACCGCACCGAGGAAGCAAAAGCCTTCCGCCGTGAGCATGGCGACCGGGGAGGGTGTAAATACGGCGATAAGTATCACCGTCCCAGTCCGTGGCCGTGGTGCAATTCGATAACAACAGTAACAAAAGACAACCTATTATGCGTAACATTTATCTGATACACGAAGCCCGAACCGAACACGCGAAAGCCGTGCGTCGCTTAATAGGCACTAACGACTTTCGTGATAAGGAATGGCATCTGCGTCAAGGATGTCTGATGCAATGTATAGGTACGTTTCTCACTACAGACAATCTGATTGCAATATGCTACGAATAAGAATAGCAGCCTTCCGAGGTCGTCCGTTGAATGGCTATGGTTACTCCAACATTCAGCGAATGGAGATAAACGGGGAAGGTACAACCAACACCCTCACCTCAGTAGGCAAAGATAATATGGTATTGATAACGTATGATTAACCAAATTCCTTTTGTGCAACGCACATCGCAGCTCTGCCCACGTCGGGGGTACTCCACCGCACTGTCCGCACGCTACGACGGATGGGCAGGACTCTACGACGAGCACGGACAGCACACCATTGTATTGATAGAATATGACTGATAAGTATTACATCGGATGGGTACGTAGCGGCAAGGACGGTAAGGGTCTTGTAAAGTACCGACCGCGCAAGCGAATAGCCAATGCCGTGACTGCATCGCCACCAGGCGGCTTTGCCGACCCTCGCGACGGGCTGGGCAACACTACACCGCATATAGTATATAAATTTGATTAAAAACAACAAGATATGACACTAAGAATTGTTCCAATGGAAGCCTACGACGGTTGCATACCTGTGACCGTCTGGATGGTTCAGAAAAGAGTCGGAGGCTGCATCTTCGGCAAATGGGTAAACATCAAAGGATTTACCGACAAGCGAAGGGCTGCGGCATTAATGAGCATGTTGTATAATTAAACAGAACCCCATAAAACATAGAGACTATGGAAAAAGAAACAAACAAACGCATGGAGGCACTTGCCTGCATTATTGCCGACCTGAAGGCAGAGAACATGATGATGACAGAGCGCGTGCATCAGCTCATGGACGACTACAACGAAGTTGTTCGCCAGTTTGACGGACGGGAGAAGCGCAAGGACGAAGATCCGACAAAGCAGACGCTTGGCGAAATGATGCAGATGCGCGACCATTGCGACAAACTGGAAAAAGATAACAAGACTCTTACGAACGAGTATAAAAACTTGGAGCTGATGTATGATGAACTGAACGGAAAATCCAATGCGCTCGAAAGCACCTATAAGGTTTTGCGAAAGCAAAGAGACGAGCTAGAGGAGCTTATAAACCGCTTTAATCAAGCCGAGTTCGTTGAAATGGGACAGGAATGTCCGTACAAATATAAAATTTGCCAAAAGACCAAGCGAGAGGTTGGTGATGGCGAGTGTTGCGCCTGTCATCATTTGATGAAAGCGGATGTGTTCGGCAAGAAATGCGTGTTATGTGCTTATCTCTACGACAACAAAAAGGAATATGACGCACACGAAAAGATGGCAAGTGCTGAATAGCTCCACACGCACCCTCGTAGTCGGTATGATGCAGGCACCACCCTACGACCGAATGTTTGAGCAGAGCCGCCGAGTGTATCTCGCTAAAGGAATATCGCCCACGCTGCATACACAAGGAGGGGGAAATACAGAGATAAAGGTGTTGGTGGAGCTGTAAAGCATGTCCACACCACCAAAACAATTCTTAGTAGATTTGCACAAGCACACGAAGAACTAAAATAGATACTTCCATTTAGTTCGGGTATATGTAATGTTTAATTTAACACTTCATTTTTTATGGCAATGTCATTGGAATTGAGTAAGACGAAAGCCTATTATCCTTCTACCAAGAAGCAGGGCTATCGCGCCACCGTCAAGTCCAACGGAAAAGCAGACATGGACTCTTCTTAGGGTGGCGGTCAGAAGCTGCCTTCGGAGTTTGAGGCATAACATCGGCGAGTGTATTACCATTCCAGTTCTTTCCAATTCTTATAAAATTGGAAAGAATGGAGTTTTCCGAGAAAAGGTCTTTCACATCGGATTGAATGGTTTTTTCTTTTGTCATCAAATGAAATAAACCAAAATCCGTAAAATCTGATGACAAAAAAGAAACTTATCCCGAAGGCCAAGGGACCGTACTCAGTGTGTCGCATGTAACCACTCCGTAAAACGTAATTAACGGGCTCTGATGCAGACGAGCGAGACGAAGGAAAACGCTATAACCACTGCATATCTTATATTAATTAACGGATTTATAGACAAAGAAACAATTATGAGAAAATTATTTTCAATTCTTTTTGCGCTTGTCGCAGTAGTGATGTTATCCTCGTGTCGTTTTGTGTCGCCCGATGCCGACGAGGAAACCGTGTTGGTAAAGAAACCATGGATATTCGGACATGGTGGTGTTGACGACACTCCAGTTCAGAGTGGTCTGACATGGTGTGCACTGAGTACTCGTGCCGAGACATTCAAGATTGTTCCAGTACGCCACGAGGTGCTTCTTGACGACATCTTCTCCGACGACAACACTCCGCTCGACTTCCATTCTGTCATAGTCACGCAGGTGGAGCAGGGTCGTTCTCCCATACTGTTGCAGAACTATGGACGCGATTGGTTTAATACTAATTTATACAACTATTTCTGCAATCTTGTCAGAGACCATATCTCACAGTATAGCCCATTCGATTTGATGTCTAACCGACAGGTATTGAGCACTATCGACAAGAAGATTTTGAAGCAGATGCAGGATTACGTTGCAGCCCTCTCCAAGCACAAGCCGATGCCCGTTATCATCAAGGATGTTATTATCGGTAAGGCAACACCAAACAAGGAACAGCTTGCCGAAATGAACCGCACGGCTAAAATGGTACAGGCCAAGCAGACGCAGGAACGTGAATACGAGGTTCAGGTGGCTCGCGAGAAGGCTGAGCGTCAAAAGGCTGTGGCAGATAAGGCGTATATGAGCGAGATGAATCTTAACCCACAGCAGTTTATTCAGCTTAAATGGGTGGAGACGGTGGCTCAGAAGCAGGGCGCAAACATAGATGTGCTCGTAGGTCCAGCTGAGCACATGTGGAACATCAAACGATAAACAATTAAAACAACAACGATTATGGTATCAATTATTTCAGCGTTAATAATCCTCTTGGTTATCTTCGTGCTTTCCTTAATCTCCTCTTGGCTCGACAAGTTCGGACGGAAGCACAAGGAGAAGTTAATAGAGAAAGCTATCGACAAGGTTTCCTCGCTTCTTAACTCCAAGATTGCATTGGTGATGGATCAGTACAAGACTGGTCCGTGGTATCTTATGGTATATACCAAAGAAGCCAACCACCCGATATTGATTTCCAACAACAATATCCGCAGTGTACACCCAGACGCTCTGCATCGCAAGATTATCATCAAGCAGTTCAATGGCGAAGATATGGTGATTGAGAACGTGGAGAACTATGAGTTGTGCTCGGCAAACAATATGTGCGACTACGACATGTAGGCGGACACGACCAACATCATACTTTGACTGGATGTTTCATTCTTAATTTTAACTTAGGCATGGTCCTGTTGTCCGTGAGGAAAGCAGGACCTTTTGTTTATCCCCTCCCCTAACCATGTCTACTCCTTCTCCACGTCTTTCCTTATCTTTGCGCTATAACATTTAACAACACACACATTCATCACAATGACAACAGTTAGCAATATCAGCGAGCTCCAACAGCGTAGTGAGGAGCTCCAGTCGCAAGGCTACGAGGCCGTTCTGCCTGGCGCGTTCTGTGCGCCCAAGCAGGGAGGCAACGTGTTTTCGTGGGGCGAGTACGTTCACCAGAAACTCACGGCTTCGGCCACCATGACCGGAGCGGAAGGCAATGCGGCAAGACGGGAGATTTCCGCCGTGTTCGGTTCGTCGGGCGGCGAGAACAAAGCCAAGCCCGAAGGTGTGGGTACGCCTGGACTGGGATTTATGGAGTGGGGCGTGGGCAACCGACTGCCCAACCTCGTGTATCTGCTTTCCAAGATGTCGCCCTTTCCGGCAGCGGGAGTGGATTTCGTGAAGAAGATTCTCGTTGGTCGCGGACCATGCGCCAAGTATCACTATACGCAGTACGTCGGTGGCAACATCACCGAGAAGTCTATCCCCTTCCCCTCGGCTGGCACCCTGCTCCGCGGACAGATAGCCGACCTCAAGGCTAAGGAAGACCAACTCTCACAATCGGATAACCAACTCTCACAATCGGATAACCAATTCTTAAAATCGGAGACCAATTCTGAGAGTGAAGACAGCGAAGAGATGAAGTCGCTCAAGGCAGCACTGGCAGAATGGGAACGCACCAATGAGGAGCTGCAAGAGTTTATCGAGAACAACGACCTCATGCGCACCTATCTTGAGATGGCAGGCGATATGTCGCTCATGTCGCAATGCTTCTGCGAGCTACAGCTCAACCAACGTCAGTTGGACGAGAACGGCCGACCCGTGCCCACATCACAGTGGAACCCGAAGATTGTCGGCATAAAACCTCGCTCGGTGTTCACCACCCGATTGGAGCGCATGGACAGTCAGTATCGCATCAACTATGCCTACCTCTCTAACCAGTGGCTCGACTCCACTCAGACGCTCACCGAAGCCGACCGTCGCATTGCAGCCGTGCCTTATCTCGCAGCCGACACAGCCGTCTCAGACCTCAAACGCCATGTGCGCGAGGCACGTCAGCAGCGTGTGAGCCGCAAGAACCGCCCCACACGCTTCATCATGTCGCCGCGCGACTTCGGAGGTCCCTACTATGCCGATGCCCTTTGGCACAGCATCTTTGCCGGAAGCATCTTTGAGTATGCCTTCACCATTGTTGACGACCGTCTCACTCGTAAGCGCAACAGCAATATTATCGGTCGCGTGATTTACATCCATCAGGAATACCTCAAGCAGCTCTACACCCAGCAGGGCGAGAACAAGAGCAAGACGATGGCACAGATACAGCAGGAGGTGTTCACTGACATCAATCGCTGGCTGTCTAATCCCGACAACGCAGGTCAGGCTCTTATCTCTGCCGTGTTCACTGGCTTGGACGGCAAGGAGCACAAGGCTTGGGAGATTGTGGAGATTGAGAGCAAAGCCAACTCGCAAGCGCAAGCCGAGAAAACCGAACTTCAGGAAATATCATCCATCATTTTCTTTGCCATGGGTTTGGACTCGAAGCTCATCGGCAACACCCCAGGCGACGCTACATCATCGGGTGGCACCGACCTCCGCGAGCGTTTCCTCGTAAAGCAAATCCAGTTTGCCCCATTGCAGCAGCTCATGCTTCGACCATTGGAGGTGATAAGCAAATTCAATGGTTGGGACCCGCACCTGGTGTGGCAGATTGACCGCGAAGTGCTCACCACACTGGATAACTCGAAAACGGGGGTGACGATGCAGGAGGCAGCGGGGTAAAGGTAAAAAGGTAAAAGAGTAAAAAAGTAAAAAGACCTGCTCTAAGGCATAGAAAGGCTTAGAAAGGCCCAGACTTTTTCTCGTCGGCTTAGTAAGGCTTAGAAAGGCCCAGCAAGGCTTAACTATAAAGATACAAACGTAGAAAGGTACGAAAGTAGAAAAGTATAGAGCAAATGATTGAACTGAATAAGATATACAACGAGGATTGTCTGGAAGGAATGAAAAGGATTTCGGACGGAAGCGTGGATTGCGTTGTGACGGATATTCCCTACAATGAATGTAATCGTACTGACAACGGACTCCGCAACCTTGATAAAGATAAGGCAGATATAGGTTGTTTCAATACTACGGCTCTTACCAATATGCTTTGCAGCAAAACTCGTGGTAGTATTTATATGTTCTGCGGTTTCAACCAGGTGTCTGACATTCGTAAGGCGATGACTGCAAAAGGTCTAAGCACAAGGATTATTGTATGGGAAAAGACAAATCCTTCGCCTATGAATGGTTCTACTATTTGGCTAAGTGGAGTTGAACTGTGCGTCTTCGGGAAAAAGCCTGGCGCACCTTTCAATCTCCATTGTAAGAATACGGTCTTGCGCTATCCTTGTGGAACTAACAAAATACACCCTACTCAAAAGCCTGTCGAGTTAATGCGCCAACTCATATTGGCAAGCACCAAAATGGGGGGAGTGGTTTGCGACCCTTTCATGGGCAGCGGCACCACCGCCATTGCTTGTATAAAAGAGAAGCGCAACTTCATCGGCTTTGAGCTCAACAAGGAGTATTACGACAAGGCTTGCAAGCGCATCAAGTTGGAGCAAGCGCAACTCACGCTGTTTTAATGAACGCTCTGATGCTAAATATAACAAAAAGATTTATAGAACAATTAGCAATATGGAAAATGTAGAAAAAATAAAGGAAGCAACGATGCAAGGCCTACTGAAGATGTACGGTCTTTTGATGGACGAATGCGCGGCTCAAGAAAAGCGAATATTTGACTTGGAAGATAAAGTTGCTGCACTCTCGTCTCAATTGAAGAAAAAGAAGAGATATTTGAAGTTAGAATGTCCGCGTCTCGAACCGGCCATAAGCACTTTCAAGGAGTTTGATTTTCCTCATGGTAGAATACTAAAGCTCAAGAACGTCTCCCCCGACTCTTGCGCCGACTACGCTATTGTGGCAGTAAAGCGTTTCTATTCAACCGACAATAAACTTGAATGTTACGCATTTTACGTTCACGAAAAGTTGGGTCTGAACAAATTGTATATTGCTGATAAGCAAGCGAAAAACATTTATAGCAAACCTTCCAGAGGTTTTGAAAACTACATTTTCTCCCATGTAGGATTAGACCTGAATCAAGGTTGGAAAATTGCAAGTGGTTTAATGGCTTTTGATGAAGTTGAGAAACTTTTTCAGTTGGCAGAGTCTATCGGCTACTGGACTCCCTACACGATTACATCCAGTAAACCTTCTCGTGGATGCTCTCGCGTACCTGTACACGGAGCCCATGTTAATAGTTCATTTGAAAGGATAAAAAGAAAATCATAGATACTGTAGGCATAAGAAACGAGTTGCAAATCGGTCTACCGATAACTCAAAATTCAAAATTCAAAATTCGTAGTTATGATTATTTCAACCATCAAGGAGCTACGGCTCCACATTCCCAGCAACGCCATCGACGAGATCAATTCTCTTCAAGGCATACTCGACAACAGCGAGAAAGATTTTCTGCGCGACAAGTTGGGTGACTCGCTCTACCACCGATTATGCGAGTATTATCAGACCGTTTCGCCCGACGACTTCTACATGGCAGTCAGCAACGGCGAGCACGCTCAGCAGCCCTGGATGCAACTCCTGCTTATGGCACAGCGCATGGTAACATACGATGCCATGTCGCGCTTCGCCTACACACAGGCTCTCTCTATCAACGGCACTGGCATCAACGTGGCTTCAAGTGACGACTACGGCACGGCATCCAAAGACCTGCTTGACAAGGGTGTGCAGGGCTATAAGCGCGAGGCAATGGTTTCGCTCAATCAGATGCTCGTAATGCTCGAAGGTTGGGCACGCAAAATGGCTACACCCGCAGCCATTGCCGAAGCCGACTCCACCGACCCACCGACCACCGAGCCAAAGGACGAGCAGCATAAGGCCATTGAGGAGATAAGCCTATTGTGGCAGGAGAGCCAGTACTACTACGCCCACCACGACCTCCTCATTGCTACATGTGCCGACCTTCAGCAATACCTCGACATCTACGAGAGTCGTGAGAAGTTCATTCGTCTTCTGCCCGACCTTCACTTCATTCAAGACGAATACATCAGTGAGGCTATTGGCGAAGACACGGTGCAACGTCTGCTCCACACCTACAATCCCAACGACAAGCCTCTTCTTCGCAAGGTACGTCGCCTGATGGTGGCCCACCTCGAAGAGCGCACAACAATTCTCACTATTGACAAGGCACGCCGAGCCGCTGCCCACAACGAAGCCATTGCCTTACGCTCCTCGGTGCTCCGGCTCATGGAAATGCGCAAGGCAGCGGACGCTGCCAACACTACCCCCGACAATCCCTCAACCAACACCACCGACTCAACAAGCAAAGGCTACGAGAACAACCAGCCAGACAGCAAGATATTCGTGTCGCCACTGCTGTATTAGTATTTCCAAGGCTTATAAAGGCCCAGTAAGGCTCAGTAAGACCCATTATAAAAAGCAACATTATGGAAGAAATAATCCGCATTCTAACCCCTGCCCTTACCACCCGTATGCTCACCTCCGATCAGCGTGAAGCCTTCGAGCGTGGTCTTACTCTTCTTGAGCAGAACCCACGGGCAATGTCGTTCGTAAAGGAGAGCCGACGTTTCCGCGACTATCATCGTCGTGTGCGCCAGCTCCTCACCTATCTGCAAACCATGCAGACCTCTTGCACAGAGATAAAGCGTCACGTCGGTCGCCCCACCAAGGAGGAACAGGCTCTCTATGCCGAGCAGCAGAAGGAGAAGGCTCTTGAGGAAGCGCGTCGCTCGCTCTTTCCTGACCTGCAGCCCGACCTCACCTTGCAGCCTCTCACCTACGGCGGCATCGTGGCCAACCCTAACGGCGAGACCATAGCGTCCACCATGCCCAACCTCATGCAGCTCCGACCGTTCCTCTCCGTCCGACTGCAAGAGCAAGTCAACACCGTGCGCTCCTTGCGCAACGAGATGGCAGCAAAGTCTGAGCAAGCCAAGACTATGGTCGAAGCCAATGAGAAGGCTGGCAGACCTATCTACACGGAAGAAGAGATTGCCCATCTCGCCACCCGTGCCGTAAAGATAGAAAGCGACATCCTCCCTCGTATCTACATCAACGTAGACCGTGAAATTGGCGAGGCATACCTTCGCCTATCCCCACGCACCGGCGACCCCGAATACATTGCCCGAATAGAGAAGGCGTGCAACGTCCCACCGCAGAATTTACGCGCCCAGTTCCGTCCTTTTTATGACAAGGCGCTCGCCCGTGATCCTCTCTTCGCCCAGTCGGTAGCTGACAAGATAGCCAACGACCGCCCCGAGGTGAAAGCCGCTCGCGACGCAGCTGCCAAGCACAAAGCCGAAGCCGACGCTCTCATCAAGTACATTTTGCGAAAGGACAAGCCTTCGACCAAAGCCCGTGCAAAAGGCCTTACCGACCGCATCGCCCAACTCCGCAAAGACTACGCCGACATTGTGACTGAAGACGAACTGAAAGGCTACGAGGCTATTCTTGAGAAAGTAAAAGAAGAAATGAAATGACACCATTCGAGATATTAAAGACTATTTGCACCCATGCCTGCCACGACCGCCACGCTTGCGCCGAGGGCTATTGTGCCATGCTTGCCACTGAAAATATCAGTCAGCTTATGGCTGTGTGGCGATCCAACTGGGAGGACATAGTAGAGAGCAAGTATGCCGACATCATTAACGACCGTCTGCCTGTCCTCTACCCCACCCTAAGAGCAGAAATGAATGCAGCTGGCATCTACGTCAACGAATGTCCGAAGACAGCACCAGAGTTTGTGTTTGTCCTCGTTACTGACTATGACACTATCATTGACATCAACGACTATGCCCGCTGCTACATCTTGGGCAAAGCCTACGTCCGTGCATGGGATCACAGTCAGTTGTATAGCGACCGTTGCGACCAAGCCCTAATCGAAATCTACGACCATGCCTATGGCCATGTGAGCAAAGGTTGGGTTGCAGCCTACACAGCTGCCCGACTATGGACTACCGCCGATGCCGTGCTCAATGGCAGCGTGACGTGCGAGGCACACGGAGGCACAGTTAGAGCTCTCTCCTACCGCAAGCTCGAAGCCTACGGTAACACAAAGGTATATGCCGCATCAGAACGAAACATCACACTCTACGGCAATGCCAAAATAATAGTATAACACTTAAAGCCCAGCAAGGCTTAGCAAGGCTTAATAGTTTCCCAAGGCTTAGAAAGGCCCAGTAAGGCTCAGTAAGGCTTATTAAAAAAATCAACATGAACAGCAAACTAACCATTCTTGCCGACGGCAAGCCCCTCGCCCTGAAGGAAGACGCATCCATCAGCATCGAGTTGAGCAATCCCTTGTTAAACGACGTTGATATGTTCTCCTATCCAGTAGAGATCCCCTTGGAAGGCAACCGTCGTTTTCTAAAGAACGTGGATGATGTCAACTCCGACATCCGCCCCGTCAGCTACGAGCACACACCCATGCAGATAATAGCCGACGGAGTGCCCCTTGCCTCCGGCACCGCCATTATCCAGGAAGACGAACGTCTGGAAGACTCCCTCTCTCTAAACATCGACGCAAGCACGCAATCATTCTCCGACCTTATAAGCGACCTCAAGTGCAACGAAGTGCCTATACCTTCTAAATACAAGGATCAGCTTCTTATAGGCGAGAAGATTGATAAGGTGGACGTAAGCGTGGAGTACAATACTGATGTAGTCGTTAAATACGAGGGCAAGAAAGGCAACAAGAAGTATGGCTCGGTGGGTGAAGACAAAACCGAATCATCTTTTTCCCCTCAAGCTCTCGGTTTCTCTTACCCTGCACAATGTGTGGAGGAAGGCAGCAATCACGAAGCCAAACTGAAAAAGACATACACTTATCCTAATGGCAATGAAGTGAAAGTACCCGAAGTGCTGAAGTCGTATATCAACGTAAGCGACCCCTACCCTCTGAAACCGTACTGCAATGCCCGTGTGTGCTATAAGCATTACGATATTGACGAAAATGGAGAAACATCATCCAAAGTGGTAAATTCTATCAAAGGACGAGATGGCGAGGAAAACCTAAGCACACTGGAGCAGGAAATGTACGAAGACCGTGGACCTGTATGGGTATTGGATGCCAACCGTCCACAGTCGGGCATTTGTTTCTATGTGCTGTTCTTCCTCGATTGCCTCTTTGAGCATCTTGGTGTGCAGTTTGACAATTCGGCACTTACAGCCATCGGCGACCTAAACCGCCTCTGCTTCTTCACTACAAAGTGCGCCTACAACATCGAACCGCTTTATGCCAAGGATACTTATAGGGAGAAAGACAAGGAGGTTATTGCCGGACTGAAAAAGAAAGGCGACGTAAAGGTTGGCTTTTTCCAGAAGCAAGCCAACAGCGAAAAGGAAGTTGCAAACCTATTTGATGATGTAAACGCATGGCTCAGTTCGCGTGGATGTGGCGGCAAACTGAAACTCGAAAACCCGAAGAACAAGAGCGTTCAGGAGGTGAAGTATCGCAAGGTAACGTATGAGGTAGTAGAGAAACCGTATGACGGTAGCTTCTACAATCAGGGCGTATTCAAGGACACCGAGGTTGTAGCGGTGCAGGATAGTAAATTCTCCACCGTTACCGTAGGCACCGACAAAGTGGCAAGCATTACTTGCAAGAGTACTATCAAGAAGGCACTGATGAGTGCAAGCATCTTTCGTATGTATGCCAACGAGCAGAACTTCCCTGCCGAGTCGGTATCAGACGTTATTGACTCGCTTGAACAGCAGTTTGGTATTAAGTTTCATTACGACTACGAGCAGAAAAAGGTAACTGCCTATCTCATACGCGATGTGTTCCGTAAGCAGAATCCTGACCCTCGCACTTTCCATGCCGAAGTACTCTCAATGGTGCCCATGACCGAGAAGATAACCGGTGTGCGTGCCGGATATGCTGCCGAGAGCGAAGCAAAGGAGCAGAAGGACAACGTGAAAAATGCCGTAAAGGATTTCAATACCGATTACGACTACATCAAATATCCGAAAGACCGCACCGTGACGAGTCTTACGTATAAGGACATCATTCATCGTGTCCTGAATACCGAAATGAGCGTATTCGTTGACCTTCAGACTGGCAATAAATATCGTGTGAAGATTGACAAGGATTTTACTAATGCCGGCGATATGAATCCACGATTGTTTGAGGTGGCAGCAATGAAGGGAGTAGAAGAAGGCGATTGCTCTACACTTAATGAAGACTATATCGTTGAGTTCAAATCGTCATTTGTTCCCGTAGGAATGGTGGATGCCAACTATCGCAAGGCTCTTGCTTCCAGCACTGGTAGCAAATGTGTCACGGACAGTCCCAAACAGCCCGCCGAGGTGGGCAAGCAATACGAAGGACTTGAGATTGTCAATTTAAACGGCTCTTACGCCAAGACCCAGATGGCAGCTCTCATTGACGAGGATATGGAGCATGAGTTCGTGAAGCAGTACGTCAAGAACACCATGTCGTCAATGGTGGCTGACTTCTACGTTACTGAAGAGCTCTCGCTGCGTGAGAGCTACGACCCCTCATCCACCGACGACGGCAACTCGCCCCTACAGTCATACGATTGGGGCTTGTCGGTGGCTATCATGCGAGGTGGCGGCATTGACTCGACACACGAGTCCTATGACTACAACTACGACGGTTTCGGCAACTCGAAATGGCGCACAAAGGCAGGTGAGTATGCCCTGACAACCGACTCTATCGACCCCTACGGCGTGGAGTACGACTACAACGGTATTGAGCCGGGCAACGGCAATGAGGAACGTTTTTCACTGAAGCCCCGTGCTTGGGTGCAGCCCGAATGGGCAGACGCTCCCCTCGTAGTAAACACTCCGTCAGTAAAGAACCGAGGCTACGTAGACGTTTTCCTCGTCGATTACATCTACTTCCTCCTTCATCGCAAGAAGTATTACGTCAGGTGCCTCGCCTCCGTAGCGCAGATAGTCGACATTCAGAACCACTGGAAAGAGTGGTGGACCATCGACGGCAAGAAGTGTCTAATCAACAAGGTAAATGCCGACGTGTCGGCGAAGGAAGGAATGGGAGAAGTAGAGCTTGAGATTTATAGCATTTAACTAATAAATAATAATTACCAATTAATAATTAAAGCAATGGCAAGTTATTTAAGATTAAATTCAGGTTCGGTGTTTAATGGAAATCCTATTCAATTTATAGTTAGGCCTGTTAATTTAAAAGACACACCTTCTTTTCATCGTATGATATTCGAGATAAAATGTGGTATAAGTGACGGGAACTATGAAATCATAAAGATGTCGGAACCTGTAATTAGTGAAAAAGTTCGGGCTGTTGTGGTTGATATTTCCTCTGCTCTGCGTTCTTTTCGCGATTCGTATGTTTACAAGCCCGAACCTGGTGCAATGCCCGTAGTGAAATTCAATGTGTCGGCATACGACGAGTATATGCTTAACGGTGAAGTACATAAGACATCACCGGTGTCTTACTTGTCCGGAGACGATGTGAAGCAGACCCTATTCGGAGGCTTCTCCGATTACGACCGACTCACGGCCACAAACGACACAATGCCCGTTAGCCGCATGACACGCAAGCCCACCACCATACCGCAGTTGGCATGTGTAGGCGAAACTATCATCTACGTAGATCCCTACTCGCCTGCCATCGACTTCACCACAGCAACATGGAATGCGCCCGAAGCCAAGGCTTTCACGATAACCAATGAAGGACGACAAACCATTGGCGACATCAGCGTTTATGCCATGCCGCAGACCGAAGCCAAGCATCGCACGGAGTTCCGCTTCATCAATTCATTCGGCGTATTGGAGAGCGTTAGTGTACCAAGAGTGTATAGCAAGAAACTCGGCATTACAACCAACAACTACACCCTGACACAAAAAGAATCCCTGCGCTCGATCTCACGTGCAACAACCCGCAAGCAGAATAATCAGGAGGAATGGAACTTTCAGACCGACCCTCTCGATGAAGCATGGCTCGCATGGTATCTACATGAGTTCTTGATGACAGAACACGCATGGATAAGCATCAACGGCAAATTCTTGCCCTGCACCATCACAGCCGACGACGAGATCTCTTTTGATGACAAGACAAAAGAAGGTGTGCACAGCGTGTCGTTTACGGCGAAACTCGACTTCCGAGGAAGTACCATCATTTGAGTTTTGAATTAGGAACCGGTCGGCTTGCAGCCGATTTGCGACCTCAAGAGTCACCATGCTCTTGGGGTCGTTTGCGTTAGGGTATGTCCGCATCAATCTAACGCTTTGTGTTAAATTCGCAACGGAAAAATCAACATAATATATGACACAAGCAACAACCAGAGACTATTGGATTTCGTCTACGGCACTTCATATCGAGCTGAATGCCCTTGGTTATCCCGATTATGTTCAGGCATCGTGCGTCAGCGGTGCCCAGATACTTGTGTACGTCAAGGACATCATCGGCTATGATGCCGGCCACAATTATCGCCGTTGGCCGTTGCAGGCTTCGCCTACTGTGTTCAACTCGCACACCGAAAAATACGTCTATGCCGCCATACCGCGCAGTTTAAGTTCTGCGGCTTCGGCATGGATTGTGTTTCCGTCTGAGCAGATTGACATCTACGGCAAGAACGCGAACGCCGAACAGATTGGTGATGAGAAGTACTACTACATCTTCCTGCAAGGCAAGATAACGTCGTCAGGCGACAACGGCACCATAGCCCGCGATTGGGACACACGTTGTTTTTGGGGTTATCTGTCTTCCGACGAAGCCATATCCGCCATTGGAACTGAAAGCGAGTGGTACCACTATTCGCAGACCGACAGTATTGTAACGTTTCTCAAAAAACTAACAATGAAACCTGGCACGTGGTTCCGCGAGTTATTTGCAAAGGCTGTAACTATTGTGACCGGCGGCAGCATTGCGTTTGAAGGGAAAGCGGGGGCTATATCTGGAATTACCAACACAAAAACCCCTCTTGATTCGGAGACCGATATTGTCACACCTAAATATCTTGACGATAATGCTTTGTCGAGTGTGCACGACGATGAAGCAAAAGGTGTTATCAGTTTTCTAAGTGGTATAAAATTTATTTCTAATAATAAAATTCACAAGATAACCCCCGACGGCACCGCAACCCTCAGAGAGATTGTGTCAGCTGCGTTCCGTTCGGGTGCGCTCGGCTCTGGCTACAAACTTGGCGATTACAACGGAAGTGGTGACAGTTACTTGGAGGTAGACCGACTGCTTGTGCGCAAGGCGGCGGAGTTCGTAAGGCTCGTAATCCGAGAGCTTCAAAGCGTAGGTGGTGAGATTGTTCTGTCGCCTGCTGCCATGAAGATTAGCAATGTGGTCTATTT